CCGCTGACCTGCAACGTCTCACCATTCGGACCACGTTGCGCCTGGTGCCGACCTTGCACCATGATGAGGACATCGCAACAAACGGTTAGGCCAAAGGCCACCAAAGCTTGCGAGAGTCGAGAGCAACGCGACGCCTCGTGTGATTGCCACAGTGCACACACTGGTTCGCACGGCACTCGCACAATGGCCACACTGGCCAGGTTGACAGTAAGGCAGCAAGGGTGCTAGGTTTGCACCACAAGCAATGACGACAGCGGGGCAACGGCAAGGCCACACTGGCCTAGGCCACCTGCTACAGCATGAGGTGGGTCAGTTTACCGCCCAGGTACGTGAACGTGGATTGACGGGGCATCTCGTCGGTAAGTGCACGGGAGCGTGGCTGGCATCGGGAACCGTACCCATAGCGCCAGCGATGGCAAGCAACCATCGCAAGCGGCACTAAGACTGTTCGTGGAGGGCTCTGTTTTGGGATGCGTTATCCCAAGACGCCCAAGATGCGGGATGCCTCGCATTTTGGTGAGACTTGATCCGGGTCGCGGTGACAGGGACACAAAAACAAGGGCCGGGAAGCATGGTTCACCAGGGTGGCGAACGGATGCTAGGACTCGAACTCATCCCGGCCCACGCAAACAACAACGAAAGGGCGTAGAGACATGACCAAAATGTTCGGGCTCGATGTGGACATCCTTAGGCTTTCGGACTCATCCATCCACGCCTTTACCAGGGATGGCGCTATCGTTGCCGTCTCAATGACCTGGACGCTCTATAATGGCAAGATGCACTGTGAGCACTACATCATTCACAACGATGGCGATGAGCGCATCTACGGCTCGCAAGCTTTCGTTGACCGGCTGCACAAAATCGCAGAGGTCGGCGAAATTGAGGACTTGCTCAAGCCTCTAGGTAACATCTGACCTCTCGTCTCGAACTCATCGGCTGCGATGAGTCCGGGGCAAGGTGCCAGATTGCACCGAAATCAACGACGAAAGGCTCACCGATGAGACTTGGCCGTAATATCGCATTCGATGCGGCGCTTGTTGCCGCTATCGCGATACCGACCGCTTTTGCGATTGCCGATGAGGCCATCGCAAACGAGGTGCACGCAAGTGCACCGATCGTCACAAGTCAGGCATGCGTCCATGAGGACGGCTCCGAGACCGACGATCCCTGTATCTGGGATGCTGGCCGATCCGGCAACGGAATCGGAACGAGCGTCATCAACATCGACGCGGGCGACGGATACGCTCACGTTCGCTCACCGAAGCGACCCGTGACCGACGCCGACCCGATCCGGATCACGATCTACTCGACCGACGATCAACCGACGTCGATGCGCGTAGTTCATGGGCGCGACGTGCTCGCTCGCAACGCGGCGATTCTCCGATGATGCGGCTCACCGACCATCATCGCGGCTGAGAGACGCGCCGCACGATTTGGCTACTGACGTTTCGTCTCGCACTCATCGCTGATGAGTGCGGGGCAAGATGCCAGACGCATCGACTTCCACAAGACACGACGAAAGGGCGTATTCGCCATGTTTGCAGGTACTTTCATGCTTGACCAGAACCAACTGAAGGCACTTCAGGGTCTACAGAAATTCTACGCGGTACCCGTGGCCGAGGGTAATGCATATCCCATTCTTCGGAACATTCGAGTTCACACAAAGGGTGGCTTGCTCACGGCATGGGCGAGCGATCGGTACATCCTTGGCCGGATGCGATTCCGCATCGACAAGGAAGACCGAGAGGTGACGGGTGACGAAACGTCCGTCTTGCTGAGTAAGGAATTGCTCACGAACCTCGTTCGCGCAGTCGGGACGCGAGGCCTGGTCAAGATTACTGACCACGAATCAGGAAATGTGCATTTCGACATTGCCGACTACATGGGAAACCATGTCCAGACTCTCACCTGTTCGCCAATCGATGGCGAATGGCCAGCGCTTGAAAATCTTATGTCCAAGATGACAGCGAAGAATGGCGAAAGCGAATTCGCGCTAGTCGATCCCATGAGACTCGCCAGGGCGTGCAGTGTTCGGCTGCCCGGTGATGGGAAATCAACGGCTGCCCTGCAAATCGAAGGGCGCGGCGAGCGGAATCCGATCCGCCTGTCTCGCATGGGCTTCGGTCCCGATGAGGACTTCCTGGCATACGTAATGCCGATGCATGGAGAGCGTTACTCAATCACGTAGGACAACTCAGCCCGGATGGTCGCATGCCGAGTTCGACTCCCGGCACGGGCACTTGACACACCTAGCAGCGTGTGCTAGGCTCGCACCACAAGCACAATGACGACGAAAGGGCGTGCATCATGAAAAACGAAGGCATCGAGGGATACAACTACATCTTCCACAATGGGAAGTATTACGCTGGGTGCCGCAGGTGCGGCGGGACGGGACAGTACTCGTTCAACGGGTTCGATTCGATCTGCTACGCCTGTGGAGGCGTCCTTGCGGGTCGTCTCGGTCGCAAAGTTGGCGACCGTGATGCAGCAGTCAAGCACGCGAAGACGCGGGCGAAGGCCAGGGCGCGGCGAATCGCGGCCGCAGAGGCGAAGCGGCTCGAACTGGTCGCGAAGCGTGATGCAAAGGTGGATGCCCTGCGTCGCAAGTACCCCGAAGTCATGGCCTATCTTGAATCGCTCGAAGTGGACGAATGGGGCAACGTGGCAACGCGGAATCCGTTCGTCACCTCAATGCGAGATAAAGCACTCAATGAGGGCTTCATGACCGAACCGATGGCAGCCGCGATGGTGCGGGTCATCGACAAGGAGAAGGCCGAGGCTGCGCGCCCGAAAACCGAAGTTATCGAAGGGCGCGGCGTCATCACCGGAACGATCGTAAGCGCCAAGTCTGTCGAGACTCAGTGGGGATCAAGTCACAAGGTGACTATCGCGGACGATCGAGGTTTCCGTATCTACGGATCGCTCGCCAGTAGCCTTGCCGAAGAGGCCTACTACGAATGGCGGGAGTCCGTCAAGAGTGTATATGACTACGGCCCGGAATGCTGGCTTGACCACCTCAAAGGCAAGCGGGTCACGTTCACGGCACGCGTTGAGCGGTCGCGCGAAGACGTCGAGTTCGGTTTCTTCACTCGCCCGAATAAGGCCGAGTTCATCAAGGATTGAGTCGTTCGTCTTGCTCACGTTCTAGCAACATGGGCAGGGCAAGGGACTTGACATCTCCCCGTATGTATGGTGCTAAGCTGGCACCACAACAACGACGGAAGGGCGTGGCGACATGGCAACGACAACAAGGGCTCGCAAGTCACCTGAGCAGCGCGAAGGTGAACTTAAGGCGATGCACAGCCAGATCGTGGATGCAGTCAAGAACATCTCCGATGACGAGACGTGGACTGTGTATCTCGACTGGTGCGCAAGGTTCCACAATTACTCGTTCAACAACGTTCTGCTAGCACACATGCAGTGCGCTGGACGCAAGATGAGCGACCCAACGAGGCTCGCGCCGTTAGCCAAGTGGCGCGACATGGGGCACCCAGTGCGCAAGGGTGAGAAGGGTCTAGCGATCTACGCGCCGATGCTCGTCAAGATCAAGCCCGGTGAGGGTGGATATGTGGAAGGTCAGAACAAGCAAAAGCTCATCGGTTTCCGCAAGGCCTATGTCTGGGATGTTCAGCAGGTCGAGAGTCCCGAAACCGTGCCCGCCAATCCGGCAACGAAGGCATATGAGACCGATGCATCGGGTGACGTTGACCCGAACGTCGAATCTGGCCTAGATGCGTTCATTCGCTCGCTCGGATACTCAGTTGAGCGGGGGGCGACCGGCAGTGCAGCCGGATACACCGACCCGAAGGCAAAGAAGATTTTCCTCACGGATCGCCGCGACGCGGGGAGTGCCGCCGAGTTCGTCACGAAGGTCCACGAGGTGGCGCACGTGCTGCTCCACTGTGGGCACGAAGGCGAAGAGTTCGACTATGCCAAGCATCGCGGACAGGTCGAGGCCGAGGGTACAGCATATGTCGTCGCTCGTTACTTCGGGATCGACTCCGAAACTCATTCTGCTGGTTACCTCGCTCATTGGGCGAACCGAGACGCCGATGTCGTGATCAAGGCTGCCAATCGCATTACACGAACGTCGAAGCGGATCATCAACGCAATCTTGGACGAAATCTGATCCTCGCATCTTCCCCACGTCTTGCACGTGGGGAGGGTGGGGGAATCAAACTTCAGCAACGGAGGAATCGTGACATCAAGCATCGCAGCAACGACGGTAACCGTCGCACTCATGGCCAGTGTGGCCACTGTCGCAGCCCCTGCCGCATCGGCAGACTCTCGGACACTCATCACTGCGTCGTGCGAGCGATCGGACGGCACGGGGCAGGGAGCGTGCTGGTGGGATGGCAAGAAGCGAGGCGGACGCTCGTTCGTCTCGTTCGATCGGGGATCGCGCATTATCTACATCAAACAGCCTAAGTCAGCGGTTACGAACAAGTCTCCGCTTGCCTATGTCGTGAAGGGCGATACGGGCAAGGTCTGGCACGGCAGAACTGTCCTGGCGACGGTCAAGCACAAGCGGATCGTCTGGGTGTAGTGGTTGAAACCCGGAGACAATGGGTGCTAGGCTTGCACCACAATGACGACGAGAGGTGAGCATCATGAAAAGGCTTCCGATGAAAAACGCAGAGGCGCTTGCGATCGTGGAAGTATTCGCAGAAAAGCACGGATTTCACGAGGAGTCACGTAAGCGCCCTGAGGTCATCGGATTCGCGCGCGGCGATTCGTGGATCAGCGTCGAAAGGGACGCCGATGGTCCGGTCGTCTGGGGATGCAGCAAGGGTGTACGCATCTCGCCCGAGGTCATCACGGCGGAAGTTCTCATGTTCCCCGAACGGCTATGGGATGTGCTTGAAAGCCACTTCTAGTCGTTCGTCTTGCCCATGTTCGATCGAACATGGGCAAGGCAAGCAACTAGAAAGGAGCCAGCAATGAACACAGTTCGGAGGCTCTACGAAGAAAGCGCGCAGTGGTTCGTCAAAGACGACGAAGGCCGAACTTTCGTCAACGACTTAGGGATCGGCCGCACGGAGGTGAACCTGATTCCCGTTGAGCATGTCTACTGCACCAGGGAGCGCGACGCGATCGAGGGTGCAAGGCACATGAATCTCAATCGGCCACGCTACGAAAACGCGACGGGATACATCTACATCGAGCGATTGCCAATGGCCAGCGGATATGAATACAACCTATATGTGGAGACATGGACATGAACGAGATCATCCCGCGACCCTACGGGTTGCACGCAGGCGACGACACAACTCTCGTGCCGCACCATCAGCGAGAGAAGTTCCTGAGCGAGGGGAATGCGCGATACATCGCAGAAACCGTAGACCTTGTGGACTACCCCGGCGCAACGGGGAGAGTGTACGTCTCCCGCAAGGCCGAATTCACTGAAGACGGATCGTGCTACTACTGGCACACAGTACACATTGAGGTGACATTGTGAATCTATCCAGCGCTGAGAACTTTTCTGAACTTGAGGAAAGGATCGTCAACAAGACAATCCGCAACTGGCGCGCTATTCTCCACTTTACCCAAATGAACGGAAGCGAAGCGCTCGATTTCACCCTGGCAGGCCTTATCCAAGACCTTTGCTTCCTGACCGAAGTGGACGAAGGATATCAACACAAGAGTGAAGATATCCGGGCGCTCGCCAATCTCATTCGTGGCAACGATGAACGGATAAGGGAAGGGCGACGCAGGCTTCTTAATGGAATCCTGGACAGGATCAATGTCGATGGGTAAGACATACGATCCCGATGCCATTCTGGCCGATCCGAACTCATTGCACATTCACCGAATCTACGCCCGGATCAACATCGGAATCCGGGATCGTGGTGAGCACTGGGATAAATGCGCTAATTGTGGCATGCCCTACCAGTTCACCGAAGAATGGAATGCCAACAGGATTTGCTCCCCGGTATGTGAGGAGGAGTATCGAGAATATCTGGGAGGATTTTAAATGAAGCTCCGGCCCTATCAGACCGAAGCGCTCAATGCACTAGAGGCCGAGTGGCAACGAGGCAATGCGAATCGCCTCGTTGTCCTACTCCCAACCGGCATGGGCAAGACGGTCATCTTCAGCAACCTGATTACCCGTCACCTGAGAAGCAATGTCGGCAGCAAGGCTCTCGTTCTCGTGCATCGCGACGAACTGGTCACTCAGGCCAAGGAGAAGGTCGAGCACTGGAATCCAGGCTTAAATGTCGGAATCGTCAAGGCGTCCCGGAATGAGGTTGACAATCAGGTCATCGTCGCCAGCGTCCAAACGCTCGGACGTTCCGAGGCTCGACGCCAAGCGCTCGGCAAAGTCGGGCTTGTCATCGTGGATGAATGTCACCACGCCGTAGCGAACACCTACATGGCGACGATCAAGGGTCTTGGGGGATTCAAGGACACGAGGGTTGCCGGATTCACGGCGACGCTCGAACGATCCGACGACCTGGGCCTAGGTGACGTTTGGCAGAAAGTCGTCTATACCCGAGACATCAGATATGCAATCGACAACGGCTATCTCGTGAAACCGAAGACGAAGACGGTCGTCCTGTCGGAGCTTCGCCTGGAGGGCGTCAGGAAGACACGCTCAGGCGATCTGAGCGCCACGGAACTCGGCAAGGCAATGCAGGACGCGCATGCTCCCGAAGCAGTCGCACAAGCCTACCGAGACCATTGTCCATACAAGCAAGGTGTCGTCTTCGCACCGACTGTCGCCTTGGCGACGGAGATCGCCAAGGCCTTCACGACCCGGAAGATTCCGGCTGCCGTCATCAGCGGCGATACGAAGGCAGAAGATCGGGAACTCATCTATCACCGAACGCGGCGCGGGCAAATTCAGGTGCTCGTCAATGTCATGGTACTGACCGAGGGATTCGACATGCCGCAACTCGAAGTCGCGGTCATTGCCCGGCCAACGGCCAGCAGGGCTCTCTATACCCAGATGGTCGGTCGCGTGCTGCGCCTCAGTCGAGGCAAGACAGAGGCGCTCATCATCGACGTGGTGGGTGCGTCGGTCGGCAAGACGGACCTCAAGACCTGCTCAAGCCTCGCCAAGACGCACAAGGACGTCGAGAAATGCGGCAGGGGCCAGGGCGGAGGGGTCGGCGGCTCCGACGCCGAGGTGTCCTACCGGATCGACGTCTCGACCGGCTACATGGGCAAGTGCGCGATCGTCACCCGAGCCGAGAAGCGAGGCGGGCGAACGCGGCATGAAGTCATCGCACGGATCAACCACGTTCGAGGAACGAACCTGTTGCAGCGCGCCGAAGCGGCCCGCCGCCGCCACATCCTCACCGAGTTCGGTTTCGCGCACTCAAATGCGCCGGATTTGACACAGCGAGTAGGCTCCCCGCGTAGCGAGCGAATGCGAGGAACGAAGCAGTAGCGAGCGAAGAGGGGAGATTTCCGGCGCGGCGCGAGATTCCGGGCGTGATGCAGCGGTGGGCTGCAGGCCCGAGGCGATGGGGGATGGCAAAACCCCCGCCGACTTACTCGGCGGGGGTTTGCTCAATCCAGACACATCCGGCTGGCCATGGTCGGCGTTTCAATCCTTCGCCCGCGATGATCGCTTTGTACCAATCCGGCTCCCACGCGACATCGACGTAGGGATATCCGCCCGCGACGTAGAGCTCTCCGACGACGCGACGCCCGTAGCGCGCACCCTCCATCGCGGCGAGGGCACAGCGGCGACCGTCGATCTTCTCGAACTGCCCGAGGATGTCGGCGCGCACAAGCGACGGTGCCGCTGGCACCGGAAGTCGCTTGATTGTCGTCATGGCACCAGGCTACACGCGAGCCGCCCTGAGCGGCGATCTGAGACAGGCTGGCACTGACACCCACGATCGACCCCAGCGCCAGCCAGCGATCCTGAGATGAGCGAATTCGACCCTTCCAGCCGGGGAGGGGCCAGGGCGCGGCGGGCCGACGGGCGGTTCCCAAAGGGGCGCAAAAAGGGGGGCAGGAGGGGGCAGGAGGGGGCTCGAAGCCGTGCCCCCCCAAAAGTGCCACTTGACCTGCGAAAACGCGAAGAGGGGGCAGGGTGGGGCGGAATTCGGCCCTACCTAGCCTGCCGCCTGGGCGCGGGGGGAAGGATAGCGAAACTGCCCCCCCTGCCCCCAAGGCTTACCTAACTTTTGGCCCTTTCGGCTGCTCAGGGTGGCTTTATAGGACATTTGTGGTGGGGCACGCGGGGGGCACCGATTTTGGCCGTTTCGGGGCTCTGTTGTATTGGATTGACGCTAGATTTCCCTAGACAGCCCAAGATTTCCCTAGACACCCCAAAAAGCTTGCAAAAATGTGCCCCCATGTGTCAGGATGAGGGCATGGAAGACGAGGAGCCCGCATGGCGTCGCGTCGGAGCCCTGAACTACCTCGCATCGGAGGCAGGCGAGGTGTGCCGGATCGGTGCCAGGAGGTCACTGAAAGCGACGACATCGGGGGGTGGCACGCCCATGCTTCGCATGCGTCACGAGGGCGGCGTAGTGAAGATGAGCGCAGCACGAGCCATTGGCCTGGCGTTTCACGGCGAACCGCCGCCAGGCTTCGCGTGGCGGCAAGTCCGAGCCGCCGACCCCCCCGCCCTGGCCAACATCGCGGCATTTCCGATCACACATCGAAGGAAGGCAAGTAAGTGAAGATCATTTATAGGTACAAACGGCATTACAGCGCGCCTCATTTGCAAAGGAGAGGATGGGGTGAGTGCCATCCTTCATGAGTCGAAGGCCGGGGTACCATCCCCGGATTCCATTCAATCGATACTCTGGAATGATCACAAGATTCTCCTTACTGGCCCGCTTGTTCAGCGCGCCAACGGTACTGAAGAGGGCGATGCGTTCAAACTGACCGTCGGGATGAGGGCGCGCTTCAGAACACATGGGGTGGAAAAAGTGGGTACGGTCACCAGCGTTACACCCTTCAGCGCATCAGCTTTGGCGGATGATGGTTCCACCATTTCGATTATCAATCGAACATTCATTACTCCACTCAATGAGGAAGGAAATATGGAAGAGAAGGTAACTCTATATGTGAGCGTCGGACATTCCGTCGCGAGGCCAACCGTTATGGAGTCTTTCGATGTCGCTATGGAAGAAGCTAAGCGGCTTGTGGAGTCTCCGGTCGTGAACTTCGTCAAGGTTCGCCAGGAAATCATCCTGAAGAACAGCGCCGCGTCGTGAACCAAATAGTATTGGAGCGTCGCGAAGCGCTCATTAATGACATCGAGACGATCGGTCCCGACGCTTTCGCGGCAATATCTGACATCACCGCACTGGATCGAGTTGCCCGTGCATTACGACGGGCAGGCAGGGCTGATCTGGCAAGGCCACTAGACAGGGAAGCGGCGCGACGCAGGAGGGCTCAGCGATGAACAAGTGGCAACACGATCTCACAGTGAACGTCTTTAACGACCTTCAGGCAATTGTCGGTCGCATCAACATGAAGAATGGATTCCGCACCGAGAGCCAACGAGCCATCGACTCTGGTGATGTGCAGTACATGCGAAGGGTCCAGGGCAATGCGCTGATGCTCATCGTTGGCGAAGTGGCCGAAGCGCACGAGGAGATTCGCAGTGGCCGCGAGCCGCATGAGAGGTATGAATCCCCGGACAAGCCTGGCAAGCCGGAAGGCGTCCCGTCTGAGATTGCCGATGTCGTCATTCGGTGTTTCGACTTCGCGGGAGCTTGGGGTATCGACCTGGGCGAGGCGATCCTGGAAAAGATCGCTTACAACGAAACCAGGGAACATCTACACAGTCGAAAGTTCTGAAGGGAAGGCAGAGTCATGGAAAAGATCATCGAGGCCGTGGAGGCATATCGTGTCGGCAAGATCGACACGTGGACGTGCGCCTATTTTACTAAGGGTGGGTCATATATCCTCGCCAGCAACGCAGCGACTAATGACGACGGGGTAACGCATGATCTGGTGCTCATTCTTCCCCCCTCATACCGGAACTTCGTTCCATCTCGCGTTATTCAACTGAGGATCAATGTTAATCCCGACTTGATCATCGCACTCCGAAAGGCGTTGGACTGACATGATTCACAGCATTGTCGTTACGTTCGACACGGATTGCGTGAAGTTCAAGGCGGTTTGCGGCGCGGATGAAGGTTCTCGGTGCCGCCTCACGTGCAGCGAAGGTTGCGAATATATCGAGATTGTTTGCGCAACCACCGATGGCCAGATGCAGCACGTTCTCGACCTTGGAAACGGCGATATCGAGTATCACAAGATGACAGATGCCGGGTTCTGCAATATCTGCGAATGGCTGAACAGCGACCCGGACATCCTTCCCGAACTCAACGGAAGCGCAAAGCGTCAAGAGTTCGAGATTGGCAGATTCGACATCGAGCCGCAATGGAATTGCGAATGGTACGAATGGATCAAGAAGTGAAGTACTACATCAGTATCCCGATGCGTGGCCACGCGAACCTCAATGAGCCGCTGGCACGCGAGATGGCGGCGAAGATCGAACAGCGCGGCGACATCGCCGTGGTTCCCCACGACATCCCCGTCTATGACCACGACGGCCCATGTCCTGAAGCGAGGGACTATGGCATCAGCGGGAGCGAGCACAGCGGATTGTGCTACCTGCGAGCCGATCTTATCGAGATGCTGACGTGTGACATCGTTCTCATGGGGCCGCGCTGGTCATATTCGCGCGGATGCACTGCTGAGTACAACACGGCTCGCTTACTTGGCATCCCCATTCAGTACTGGTCCGATCATGTCATAGAGGCATCGTGATGTTTCGATTAAAGCTAATCATGAATCACGGCCATTGGGTCTACTTGGCCACCTGCACAACGTGCGCATGGAAGATGACGGGCGATTATGGAGTGGTTCGCCGGGGCGTGGAAGTTCACGAGCACCTGACGGGACATGGACCGTCGCATGACTTGACGCTCGAAGATTGACGTGCTAGGCTGGCACCATGAACGAACGCGGCAAGAAGGTGCGCATCATATGACGGCACTTCATCTTCAGATCATCTTCACAATTATTGCCGTCATCATGACCGTTATTAATGTGGCGATCATCATTGAGTACAAACGCATGCGACGTAACATCATGCAGGATCGCATGCTGCACTTGAAGAGGTGGCGGCAATGGCAGTAGATCGCAAGCGGATCGTCGCTATCGCGATTCTCGTCGCCATTCCGGTAACGGGGGTCACGGTCGGTCGAAATGCCGAACCGGTCCCGGATGGCCAGATCGTTGCTCGCGTCATCGACGGCGACACCATCGAGATGGACGACGGCTCAACCGTTCGTGTCGCGGGCATTGACACTCCCGAGCGCGGCCAGTGCGGCTACAAAGAGGCGACGACGAGCGTCACGGAGTTCCTGGGGCCATCGAAGCGAGTCGCACTTGAGAAGGCGGGCTCAAATACGCGGGACCGCTACGGGCGTCTCGTGCGCTACGTGAAGAACGGCAACGGCACTGATCTTGGCCTCTGGCAGATCAAGATGGGCGTCGCAAACGCTCGATATGACAGCCGCGACGGATATGCGAAACATCCACACGAGGCCGAGTATCACCGGGCCGATGCCGAGACGGTGCACATGTGCGAGGGCGTGAAGTGATGCGGGCCGGGATGGCTGGTTCCTACATCGAGTGGACGCAGATCAACACCGATGCCACCGAAGAGCGAAGAGTCGGAGAGTTCTGGTGTGAAGCGCCACCAGTTGGCGGGCACAAGGGATTCTGGATCATCCCCGACGACAAGAGGGAAGGTGAGGCGACAGTAGTCTACGTGGCCAGGGCGGCGCGCAGGCACCGCGTGGGTGCCGTTCGGATCGGTCGGGGCGCTCGACTGCATTGGTTCGCCAGGAAAGGCCGATACATCGACAGGGGTGAATTCTACGCGGAAACGCACAAGGATTCGCCAACAGGACAAATGACGAAGAGAGGAAGAGGTAGCCATGTCCGAAGCGATCACGATTGATCCGGATGACCTTGTGGGCACGTACGAGATGACCGAACGGTTCATCGACATGCGAGTCAGCGATTACGACCCCGAGCAGTTCAACACCGCGCGCTCGCTCATGAGCACGTGGATCGACCGCCGCAAGCCAAAGCAAGAGAAGTCCAGCGGCGCATACCGATCGGGTAATGGATTCCCTGAGCCCATCGTCACCTTGAAGAGCACGAGCATCTACGACTGGCAGGAGGTAAGGCAGTGGATTCTGGGCCACTACAGCCCGAGGTGAAGGTGTACGAAGGGACCTATCGCACGACTGTCACTATCATGAAAAATAGTAGTTCAAGCGTCACTTTGGAAGCGGATAGCATCTTGCATGCCGAGGTGATCGACGAGCTCCATACTCTCGTTGAAACCTTCCCGCAGATTCAGGAAATCGTCATTCACGAGACGCGATCGTCACAATTGAGGCCAGCATGAATCGGACGATCGCAGCAGTGGCGCTGGCCGCAACCACCGCCCTGGCCATCGGCGGCGGCGTTTGGCTCGCCGGACCTCGCGGTCAAGCCGACGCGTACCGAAATCAGCAGTCGGGCGTCAACCGAGTCCAGGCGCAGCAGGAGTTTCATCGGATCATCGAAGACATCCGCGCCACGGACATGAAGCTTGACGTTCTCGCGAAGGCGGCGAAGGCCAATCCGGACGACAAGACCGCACAGCAGAACATGCTTGGCACTCAGACGTACTGCCTGAGTCGCATTGCCGAATACAACAGCAAGTCCAACGAGTACAACTCGAAAGACTTCCGAGACATGGAACTCCCCGACAGGATTGACATCAGCGATCCCGCGCTGGATTGCATGCCCAGTAAGGATGATCTGTGAAAACGACGCATCGACGTATCGCGGCGCTGGCGGTAACCACCGCCCTGGCCCTGACCGGATGCACGGGCGAAGAGTACGAACAGCGCAAGCAAGAACAGAAAAACAGCGCAGTCATCCAGGGCCAGTCGCTAGAGCAGAAGAATCTCCGCGAACTCGCGAAGCGGGAAAACGACCCGTCGAACGTTGGCTACGTCTACATCGTCAGTTACGGCAGCGTCATCGGGTATTACGTCATCAAAGGCAAGGTTTCGTCGTCCGGCTCTCAGATTGGCCCAGAACAAGAGGTCATTTGCAAGGGCACTAGTTATGAGTCGTGCCATGTTCTCGATTCCAAGCAGGATGACAACACCTATGGTGATGGCGATCCTGGCAAGTTCTTCTTTCTTGCGGATGGCACGATGGTTCAGACGGACCTTCCGATCATCTACAGCGACCAGCCATTGACGATCGACGTGCCTAGGTTGCAGAAGTGACCGCCTATCTCATCTGGACGCTTACTTGTGACCAGTGTGGCGAGATTTTCGATCCAGGCATGCCAGGAACTCTCGCCGAGGTGAGGGCGCAGGCGGCTATCGAAGGTTGGCTAGGAAAAGCGATGGACTTGGATTATTGCCCCAGGTGCCGCTTGAAACGACGGGAATCGGTGCGCTAAGCTAGCACCACCAGGGCGAAACGTGGCCAGGCTAGGCCTGGCATGGCACGGCAGGGCGTGGCAGGGTTTTTTCGGATGGTCGAAATGAGGTTCGACTCCTCATTGGGAAACGCAACTTGGCGGGGCTCGGCACGGCTTGGCACGGCAAGGCGCGGCACGGCAAGGCAAGGCAAACAACGACGAGAGGCAAGACAATGCAGAAGTTCCACATTTTCATCGAGGGCATCACTCCCCTTCTCATGCACTCGGATCGCTCGGTTGATCCGAGTGACCCGATCACGAAGGCCATGAAGGCCATCACGTCGAAGAAGACGAATAAGACCGACAAGGATATCGAAGAGCTCCAGCGGCTTGAGTTCGTCGCCGGTCTCTATATCAACAAGAACGGCCCCTACATTCCGGACGCGAACCTCGTGCGCTGCATTCAGGACGCGGGCAAGGCGACGCGGCACGGCCAGGCGGTCATTAAGTCGTTGATTCTCGACAACCTGGAGATTCCGCTTCGGTACGACGGCCCTCGCGACGCCGATGGACTTTGGGAGCACCCGCAGTTCCGCAACGTGAGTTCCGTCCGCGTGACGAACTCTCGTGTGATGCGCACGCGTCCGCAGTTCAGCGAGTGGAGCATTGAAACGACGGGGATGCTGGATGATTCCACGCTTTCATGGGATGACTTCTCGGCCATCGTGGGCCGTTCTGGATTCGTCGGCCTTGGCGACTGGCGTCCGCGTTTCGGTCGCTTCTCCGTGATCCTGGAAAAGGTGTCGTAGCATTGAAAGAAATTCCTAGCATGACTGACCTGATTGGAGAGGAAGAGTGACCGACACCATCACCCACGAGGTGCCCGTTCGCGACAAGATCGAAGACTGGCAGAAGATTTATGACCGGCTCCGCGATATGTCGGAAGGCGAGATTGTCAAGTATGCCGAACTTCTCGATCTGCTCATGCTGCCCCATTCAAAAGATGGCTTGCAGCGACTACAGCAACTCTCTCAACGAGCGCGGCGCAAGCTTCAGGAGGACGACCACCGCACCGCTGAGACCGTGCGCCTCGTTGGCTACCAGATCATCAGCGTGGAAGATCACTTGACCCTTGCGACGCGGCACCAGGAGCGCTCACGAAAAGCAATGAAGCGTGCGCGGAAAACGCTAGAAACGCCCGATCTGACGAACGCAACGAATGCAGTGCGCAACCGCTTCGGTCGTCACATCGTGGCGACAGCAGCGGCAGAGCAGGCTATCGCGGCAGCGATGCGCCGCGAGCGCGAAATGGCCGAAGTTCTCAATCACCAGACCTGACGAGGCCTGGCACGGCATGGCCGGGCACGGCAAGGCGTGGCAAGGAATCCCCGGTGAGGCTCGACACCTCACCGGGGAGCGCAACAGGGCTTGGCCCGGCAAGGCAAGGCGTGGCATGGTATGACAGGGCATGGCGGGGCAAGGCAAGGGCAGTATCCAAGTTTCGCGCAGTTTCACACCTGCGCGAGACGCGCAACGAGGCCGGGCTCGGCTTGGCTGGGCGAGGCTCGGCATGGCGGGGCAAGGCAAGGACGAAGGGACATCATGGTAGAAATGATCGATTTCACTGACGGAGAAAGTAAATCGGAGCCCGTTCCGCATATCGAGTTTACCGCATATTGCAGTCGATGCGGCGACCGACTTGAAAACGATGATAACGAATACTACTGCACTCACTGCCATGTCTACTGGCTATCCGGCAGTGACACAGGAATCTCCGATTGTAACAACTATGATGACGACGAGGATCGTCACAAGGAATGCTGGAAGGGAAGCCAGAAGTGAGCATCGACCGCCCCGCCATCGTTGATTCCCTCATGAAGATGGACAACGCAGAAGCCATCATGTATCCATCGTATGCAACAATCCTCGCGACCGTTCTCGTGGGCATTCGACGCCAGGGATTGCAGATCACCGAAGGTGATGCTGCGGAACACGTCTTCCCGCCTGATCCCTATCTCATTCTTGAGAGGGTGAGAATCAACACTAGCGACCCCGAGCGGTATTACTACGCCACGCTCGATGCCCTTCATGGACAAGGACTCATCTTCACAATCCGATGGGGTGACATCTACGAACGCCACCTTCCGAAACGCATTGACGTCGATACTATCGCCAGGGTGGCGCAGCATACTGGTGGCGACATTGCCATCATGGGAACACTGAAAGCTAACATCGCATTGCAAAACGAGCTTATGAGGCAACTCAAAGCTAGGTACGTGACGTTTAGCGCCAGTGGAAGCATGATTCACACGGAGAATCGTCAAATCATCTTCGCAAGTACGGACAGAGGATTGATTGGATATTTGCCAAGCATGATAATTCTCAATGCATACCCGATGACAATAGGCTCCCTTAGGGTTGCAGGGAAAGCTAAGGCGAAAGTACATCTCCTTGCTTCCTCATGAGAACCCGGACCTGTTCAAGCGTCCGCCAGAAGTCGACAAATCATGGAAACCCCCCGTAATCCACGAGCCGCTTGTGCGCGCGACGAACGTTCCGATTCTCATTGAATGGACGCGGCCAAGCAAAGTCAATCCCGAGGGTCGCGTCAAGTCCGTTGCACTGCACGAGTCATATCCGACCAGCGCAAGCATTACCGGATCACTCAGGCTCATCGTAGGCCAGGGCGGGCGAGCGGCGGCGACCTACGCGCGCGGCTGGGCACTCGACGGTCATGGCGAGATGAAGCGAGCGCAGATATGGGATCACCGCGAGCCCACCGAAAACGACACGCGAACTCGCGTTTGCGTCGGATACCGCGAACCGGAGCCCATCGACTCGATCGTCGTTCGTGCATGGATTCACACGATGGCCGTCGCTGGAATGTGGATCGACGGAAAGCCGCACATGTTCGGCTACTGGGTGCCAGGATTCGAGTGTCCGCAATATATCGGATTCACGGAGTGGAAGGAGAAGATCAAGAATGCCCCGCGCGCGACGGACCTGCTCAGCGAAGATCGTTGACGAAGACGGCGAACGCCGCAATTGCCCCGCCCTGGCCTCCCGAGATGACAATTTATGCGACGAGCATCGCAAGGAGCATGAGCGGACCCGAGGAACTGCCGCGATGCGCGGCTATGGCGGCGAGCACCAGCGGACCAGAACGCGGCTTATGCGTGCGCTGTTTCGCCTCCCGCCGCAAGAGCGCATCTGCCCACTATGCGGGGAGACGATGCTTCGCTCTGAGCGACTGGAGCTAGACCACTCGCTTCGCATCGTTGATAATCCGTTCGCGCGAGGCGATCGCATGGTTCACCAGCGTTGTAATTTGCGACGCCCGAAAGCTCCGACGCTCGTTGACGACTGAAGATTGACGTGCTAGCATGGCACCATGAGCAGCAACGACGAACCTCGCTATATATCCAAGCCAATCAGGGTTTTCAAGTCATTGGCACCCGATTATCGGGGTAACTTCTGGTTCTGGCGATGCTGGAAGGGCGGGCGGCATTATCGCGGAATAGAACCAACACAACAGGCCGCTCTCGATGCAGCCATTAAGAGGTGGAAGGCACGATGAAATTCGATGACATCAAGGTCGGGGAGTTGTACTCCGCTGGCCACGGAAGTAAGGACCGCGCCGCAGCGCGAGCCCGGTGCGTGCAGATCGTGGAGAAGATCGCTCCGCGCGATGTGAGAGTGAAGCAGATCGCACCGAAGTCACGCGGCCTGTACTCCGACCTGTCTGGCGTTATCTCTGGTCGCATGATCTGGCGTACCTGGAATGAAGAGGTGAAGGTCCAGGCTGGGCGAGAATCTGCCAAGGCTGCGCGGAATCGAGTCAGGGAAGCTCAGAAACAGCGCGATCTAGATGCAGTTCAGAAGTTCAATGAACTTGTGCCGGACTGTGCCGCCAAGGATCGCGTGAATGCGCTCGCACCTACGGGTCACACTTCCTACTCAGTCTTGATCGGCATTCATGAACTTCTCGATATGATTGGACTCATCTGCAATGACGACGACAACGAGTGATCCAGAGTTCGACGCTGGCCTGCCCGATGATGGCGTGATGCCATACGGCGGGACATCCGGACGTGGCGGATCGCAAGCCAGCGCAGAGGCGCGAGAGCGCGAAGATGCAGACGGCACAACGGCGCGACGGCAGCGCGAGGTTGTGACGTTTCTCGACGCGACGGGGCCGCTCGGTGCCACCTGGCGTGACCTCGCAGCGCATTATCACTGGCATCACGGAATGGCTACAGGGGCGCTCAGCAACCTCCATAAAGCCGGAGTCATCGCGCGTCTCGCCACCGTGCAGCGCGTAAAGTGCTCAGTTTACGTTCTCCCCGAGCATGTGGGCAACCGACCGACCGCAGCATACGGACGGAATCGAGCAGGCCAGGGCGCTGGGCTGCCCCCGCTGACGCTCACGAAGGACGAAGCTGACCTGCTGGCTACCGTGCGTAGCGCGGCAAACGCAGATAGGGATAAGCCGACCGTCCATGTCCGCAAGGAAGGTTTGCGCCGACTCGTGGCGCTCATTGATCGGGTACTTGCCCACGATGCGAAAGGTCGCCAGTGATGAAAACCTGCTATGTAACGTTCGGTCAGAAGTATCGGACCGAACCGCATCCGATTGACGAACGCGCACACCCTGATGGCTGGTTTGAGTTCGTTGCTGAAACGTATGACGAGGCCGAGAAGATGGCCTATGAGTACTTCCTGGATGAGAAGTTAGGCCTTGCGGCATTCGCTTTTACATATTCGGATGATACTCACGAGTCTCACTGGTATCCCCAGGGATGCCTCGCGCGAATCACAAAAACTAAGGAATCCTGAACATGGACATTCAATCCCTCATTACGTGGTTTATCACGGTCATTATCTTGGCCATTGTCGTTTTCACGGTTGGCTACATCATGGTCATTCTGGTTTGGGCGTTCGTCAAGACGGCTCGCGACAACAGGGCATCCGAGGAGAAAGGTAACCCAGACAATGAGTAAAGAGTCAGCGATTCATCTGCTGAAGATGCGTCGCATCCACGAAGAGATGGGCATCGGCCCACAGTTTGGCTACGTAGGAATGAAGGTCACGCCCTACTCGGCCCTTCCGGCGATCTGCGAACCGCTCGCCTACCGGGGACCACTACCGGGAGGCTGTATCGCTAACGGTGCAGAAGTTGCACCGCACGTGACTCTCATCTACGGTCTCATGAAGTCCGGGCATGAGATGAAACCCTACGTTGACATGACTCTCGAAGGGTGGAGTTGCGACACCGTCGATATTGGAGGCTTTGAGGTTTTCCAGGGTGATGGATATGACTGCGTTGTCGGCGTTTTGTTTGGACGGAGCGCTAACCTTTGCAGTGAGGCGAATAAAAGGCTGTCGCGCCTTCCGCACGTCAATACGCAGAATCAATACATTCCCCATGTGACCGTTGGGTACTTTCTGCCCGACACGGGTCGCTACATCGCGGAAGATATGAGAGTCAATCTTCTCAAAGATAAGAGGCGGGGCGCTTGCGGTGAAACGCTTCTCGCCACTGGCATTGATTACGGCGACATGCCCACGCTTGTCGGCGGAGGGGAAGAGGTGCAGGACAAGTGAACGAAGTGAAGTGGTACGCCGACAAGCAGTGCCCCGAATGTCAAGGCACCGGAACGACTTACGAATATCACGGCCCAGGGCTCAATGAACCTATCGGCTGCGAATGCTTGACTGCCTATCCTGACGAAGCTTTCTATGAGGATGGGTCGCCCGCCGACCTGGTGGAGCTCCCCTCGTGAGAGGACTCACGCACGCTCGGTCGGGGCGCACTATTTGGCTATGGTGCGCACCGCTCGTCATTTCGCCGCACGTCAATGTTGAAAATGCCGTGCTTCTTGCGTCCGGCATGGCGATCGCCACCGTGACGGCCTATGCGCCGGATATTGACCATCGCATGTCCAAGGCTACGTCAGTAACCCCGTTTGGCCATACGGTGCATCGAGTCGTTCGGGTGATTTTCGGCCCGCCGAGGATGGGCACGCATTCACTGCTGGCGGCGCTTCTCGCTGCAATCGTGGCCGCTGGTTTGGCTGCCGCAGTGGACCCGAAGTTCGCTCCGCTCGCAGGCTTGGCGGCGCTCGCTGGGTGGTTCGGTGGCATTGGCGCAGACCTGCTGACCGAGCGCGGCTGCGCTCTGCTCTGGCCGTTCACGCGGACTCGATACCGACTCCTACGCTTGCGCACGAGCGACCCTAAGCCTGCGCCGATGAACTTCGGGGAAATGACTCTCAACGTTATGCTGATCGCAGCACAGGTGTATTTCGTGCTCAGTATCCCCGAGATAAAGGCGCTCCTCCCGTGAATCATTCGCTGAACGTTACCGCCGATGTGATCCGCCAAGTCATCAATCATGCGCAAGTCGAGAAATCGAAGGATCGCGAAGCGTGCGGATTGATATTTGGCCGCCGTGGGATGGGCTCTGAGTATGAGCCTATTTCCAATGTGCACCCGGAGCCACGTTCAGCTTTTGCGATGAATCCACCCGAGGTGATCGCCGCATTTAAGTCCCGGCCAACGATGGAGCACCTGGCGGTTGTGCACAGTCACCCGTCATCGGCTCCAGTCCCATCGACCACCGACCTGGCCACGCCAGACCATTCGCCCGCGTATCTCATCGTGGGGCTCGCCGTCGATGGATGTCCGGAGCTTCGCGCCTGGCGCATCTCCCTGGCGTTCATTGGGCAGCCCGAGGCCACCGAAGTAACGATCAGCACCGATCTGCCGATGCTTGAGCCGCCGCCCGTCCCGTGGGCGCTGACGCCCGGAAATCGCACGGCACTGACCTACGCGCGACCACACAGCGGCAAGCCAGAACGTACGCTTGTGGCCACGATCAAGAGCTTTTCGGAGGAAAAGACAGGCGGCGTCATGTTGCACATCGACCCGAGCCGACTTACCGATCCACGCCAAATGCTGACTGAGCGCGTGCTCAGTGCGAAGGTGCTCACGGAGTCGCCCCAGGCAGCGCGGCTAAGAGACCGCGCCGCCCTGGCCTCCCGGCGCATGGCAGATTGTATCGAAGGTGACGATTTCGAGTCGGCGCGACTTTTGTCACAGTACGTGTCCGCAGTGTTCCCTGCGAAGCTTTCCTACGGTAGGCGCTAGCCTGGAAGGGCCACTCTGGCCCCGACCAGGAGAAGTCATGCTTTTCAAGCAAGCTAAGAATTTCCACGCAGGCCGGACTCGCGCAGTCCGGCTTGTTGTGATTCACGATATGGAGTATCCCGAGCGTGAGAACGCGGCGGAATGGTGTGCGGGGTACTTTAGCGCGGGGAACTCGCCCATGGCGAGTGCGCACTACTACATCGACAACAACACCATCATCCAAGGTGTCCGCGAGGCGCATACGGCCTTTGCGGCACCGGGGGCAAATGCTGACGGCATCCAACTCGAACATGCAGGATATGCGTCACAAACGCGGGAGAAGTGGCTGGACGCCTACTCCACGTCAATGCTTCGCAATATGTCTGCGCCCCTTGTCGCGGGCATCTGCGCGCGCCACAACATCCCGATTCGACACCTGACCAACTCGCAACTGAGGGCCGGTTACGCGGGGATCATCGCGCACAGCCAGGCATCTCAGGTCTATCGACTTTCGGATCATCATGATGTCGGGAAGAATTTCCCATGGTCCGAGTATCTTTCGTGGATCAGGGCTGCAAATGGCGGAACGCCGATGCCCCCGATCGCTACTGCGCCACCGCCTACTGGGGTCGTCATTCGTGGTCCATTTCCACTCGCCCGTGGCCACTGGTACGGCCCGAACGATGGAACGATCCGAAGCCATTCCGGGGCTCGCGCTGCCGACCGATACAACGTCAGCCGTATCCAGTCAATAGCCGGGACGCGAGCCGATGGTTACTACGGTGGGGCGACGAAGGCTGCCGTCAAGAACTGGCAGCGCAAGGCTAAGATCGCAGTCGATGGCCTCGTTGGGCCGAAGACGTGGGGGGCTATGTAGAGGAAAGGCCCTTGCATGGATGCGACCGAGAAGTTCTGTATCGAATTTGCTCAACTTCCCAGAGTCATATCCATTCAAGTCGCCGCACGCCTTCCTGCGTGGATTGACGCCGATGACCTGGAGCCAGCCGCGTGGGAAGGCCTTTTCATCGCCGCGAAGACATTCGATCCTAACAAGGGATATTCTGCGAAACGTTGGGCATGGCAGCGCATCGAACTGAAGATCATTGATGACGTACGCAAGGAAAGCCTTGTAGCGCGGACAATGCAGCTTCGCATCAAGGAACTGAAGGATGCGAATCATCGTCTCTCGATGCAATTCGGACGCGAACCTACGAACATCGAACTGGCCGACGAACTCAAAGTGCCACTGAAGCACGTGGAAGCGACCCTGCTGGCCAGGGCGGCTGGCGCGCCGCTGTCTATCGACGTTGAAATCCACGATCCGGTAGCGCCAAGCCAAACGCGATATTCATTTCATGAGAGACATGCAAAGGCGCTCGATGAGGCCCTGGGAAGCCTCACCGAGCGCCAAGCGAGAATCATGCACGATATCTACTGGCGAGGAATCACTCGCGACAAGATCGCACAGGCTCTCGGTGTGAGCGGATCACGAATCAGCCAGATTCATACTCAGTCGTTGCGAATCTTGCGAGAGGGGATAATGCGCACCTCAGTGTAACGAGTGGCGATCATGTGAATGTCAGCCCAGGTTGCCTCAACCTCTTCGCTAGTGAAGCCATCCATTGCTTCTGCAATTTCATCATCTTCCGCAATGGTCAAAAACTCGATGCTCTCAATGGCTTCTCGCGCGATGCGCAGCGCGTGCCGGTGCCTCTGCTCTGAGTCCATCATCGCAACTCCTCGCCAACGGCAACTTCCGAGAATGTTGATTCGACACAGCGATTACGGACAAGCTTAACGAACTCCACCCAACTGGGTGCATTGAACTGACCCCGGCTTCCAGTAGACGACCATTTGCCACTCAACCCTCTCACGGCCATGAATGTGTAGAGTTTTCCGACTCCGCCGAGATAACGAACCTGGAAATACACAAGGCCATTCTCTGGCTCCTTCGGAATCTGCGATTTCTCTTTGAGATTCTGAATCTCACGCTTGAGTTCATCGATCTTACACTCGATCTTCTCAATCTCTCTTGCCCTAGACAATCTCTCGCCCTTCCCCATTCGCCTTGGAGTGTACTCGTAATATTCATCAGTATACGCATTCATCATGCCTTCAGCCTCTCTAGGTGCTCCCAGTCCTCCTCCGCATTCGTTCCCTTGGCGTCGCCCGGATCGGGAACCCAATAACTCTGGTCCTCAATAAAGCCCCCATCGCCCTGCTGAAATGTGATCCTTCCCTTCGCGTCGGCGGGAAGGTCGCGACCGTAATCTGAACGGTCAAAAAGCATCAATGCAGCATCCTTGTTCAGTGGCCCGACGCCAACCCGACCTTGGATATTGTCTCGCGAATCACCACCGACGATCTTGGCATCGGCGCGTTGAGTGCCGATGATGAGGTGGATTCCACACATGCGCGCCATCGAGAGAAGTGAGCCGACCGCAAGTAATGGTGTTGGCTCCGACTGGCCGGTGATGCGACGAGGCTTCCCAGTGATCGGATCGTTCATCGCATACATGCCGCGCATTCGTGCGGCAAACTCTCGATACTCATCAATAACGGCGATGATCGGCGTGAACGAGCCGAGTTGCACGCCTTCTTCCTCGCTCTTGCGATAACGCTCCTCCATCTCCTTGCGTAGGCGAATCGGCATATCCCACAACGAGTCGTCGTCAGTCATGACGCCGCGCACACCTGGCCAGCCACGGAATCCGATGAGTTCACAGCGCTTCGGATCAGCCAGGATGACTTCAGCCTCACCTCGCTTCGCGGAGTCAGTCGCCGCTAGGACGATGCTTCGCATGACCGACGTCTTGCCTGAGCCCGTTGTGCCAGTGATGAGAACGTGGGCCGTCACAGACAAGTCAATGGTCGCCTGCGGTCCAATGGGGATTTCGTACCATTTCCGTGCGTCTGGCAATCCAGGATGGCGAATCATGCGGGGGAGCGTCGGACGCGGCACGATCGTCAGTTCATTCCGTGTGCCGTTCCACAAAAGCTCCCATCGGCCCCCGAGCTTCATGTTCGTGCGCTCTTGGACCTTCAGCCTCTCTGCCTCCGAATGATCGGAAACGTCCGATCCATACGCCACGACGACACCTTTTCGCCCATCTCCGATCGTCGTCGCACTGACGTCAATTTCGCCCATCAGGGGGGCCAGGGCGGCAAGCGCGCGGTCCGCCAGGTCGCCGGACCCGGTTACCGGCAAGACTGCCGTATCCTCGCTCAGTGACTCACGGATCGCCATCTGGCGCGGGGGCAGGAGATGCGTGGCCGCGAGCCCCAGTGCCGCCCCCACGCCGACATACAGCGCCGCATCCTGCATGAGCCCCGCGATCGGCGCGCCGGTTGCGAGCCCGTAGGCCCCGAGGCCACCAACCCCCACGAAGCCAGCGCCAGCCACGATGGACCACGGGTCCGCCCCGCCCCGCGCCCTGGCCCTCTTCTTCGCCTCGATTCTCGTCTTGACTCGATGACACCCCTTGCCTTTCGCAGGGGCGCAGAGAATTTGCAGATTCGCGGGATCATGTGATCCGCCGTCCGCTTCCGGCACAATGTGGTCGATGTGGCATTCCCGTTCGGAGTACACCCGGCCACATCCTGCGCAGCGCACAAATCCCGGCGAGATGCGCGCTGCCGCGCGTACCGCCTCAATTGTAGCTTTCGGGAGTGTTGAACTCACGGAATGATAACCTTCATGTGCTTCAGTTCCTCTGAGCCGCGGAACCTTACATATTCCCACAGTGACGTAAGGGTCGCACTTCCATAGCGCTTCAAGTCGAGATGTGGAGCATTGTGCGAGAGGAGAAGGACATCAGCCTCGATGTCACCCATCATTGTTACGATGTCTTGCACCTGTGCGATTCCCGCGATGAGGACAGGTACGGTGATCGTTGTCGTGAGAAGCTGATTCGGATCGGGAGACTCGAATGCATTATTGGGCAGCGCGCTTGCTAGCGCATCGTCAAGTTGCTCATGGATGCTATGCGTGATCGCAAGTGCCATCTTGTCCTGCGCAGGGCAGATTTGCTCATTCATAGTTGCAGCGGCGTGCATAACATGCCAATGCGCGGCGATCATCGTAATCTCGCATTCGTACATGTTTTCTACGAGCCAATGAAATGACTTGGATTCCTTCTTCATTCCAGAATCTCCTCTTCCCTAGCGTAGGCTTCCAAAATTGCAAGTTTGTGCTCAAGCGCTCGCATCAGGGCGCGCTGTAGTGCGATGTTCCCTGATCCATAAGATGGGCTGAGCGGCGGTAAGTCATTGAGGATTGACTTTGCCACTGTAGTGATCTTCGCAATGTCGCCCCTGTTCAAGCTTGAGTTCGAGAAGGTTTCATCAAGCATATTCTCAAGAATCTTGAGAATCGCGATTCGCGTCGGTTCGAGAGGGGTTTCTTTCATGAAGGCGATCATACCTGACTTCACTACTGCTAGTCAACCCAAAAACCAACGGCCCCTCCGATCGGAGGGGCCGTTGGTTCGATTCGGTCAGATCACCACCGAGGCGTCTTGCGCAGGATGAACTGACCCGAGTCAGACGGAACCGTGATCGACGGCCCCGTTCCGTTCGTCGGCGCAGCCATTGCCGGAGCAGCGACGGTCACGCTCGCCCCCGCGATGACCATTGCGATGAGAACCTTCTTCATGTGTGCCTCCCTTTCTGTGTGCCGTGCTCATGCACGGGAATGTGGGGAATGGGTGCTTGGCCCATTCCGGATCGTCGCACGTAAACCCAAGCGCAACTAGCGCGAGCGTTCGTTGACGGGCGACGTCTTCGTAACTAAAGCTTGCAAGTGCGGTGTCTCGCGGACCATGCATCATATTCCTTGTCAAAATCCTTGAGATAGTCGCCACTGATGCACCGCTGACAGAAGGCGAGAACTCCAAAACTGCGCCCGGTTGGAAGCGGCTGTGCTCCCGCGCGAATCCGAGTTCGTGTCAACTCGCGCTCATGACCGTCGTGTTTCATCCACCAGGCCTGTTGCTTCGCCGTCTCGTCAAGATCGAACCGAGCGATAGTCCGGCACGTTCGGCAGATCGCACGAATGCGAATCATAGCTTCTGTCCAAATAGAGCATAGAGAGCGAACGTAGATGTCATCGCTACATTGGCGAAGATTGCGATAAGCGCGGGGTTGCCAATGCCTAAGAATATGAGCACAAGGGCCACTACGGCTGTCGTGATAATGGTGCCGATCACTACCCTCAATGTGTGATTCACCACCGAGTCTCCCTAAGAATACGCGCCCGCCTCGCGTGAGTATTGAGCGCCCAGGTCGCAACCCTGCGCATCTGGTCATCCGTGAACCGATAAGGTCGCCTACGCTCGCCAGTTGCGCCGCATTCGCAGCGCCATACGACAGACTCATCGGTTAGTTCGATCGACCACTCATCATGACTCATCGCCCCGACTCCTCCGATATGATGACATGTCCCTCGAACTGAGTGATGAGGAACTTCCACGGCGCGAGGTCACCGAGGTTTTCCGGAACTCTCGAATATGTCTCATACTGCCCACAGCGGCAGTGCCACCACATCTCATCGGGATTGTCGCTTAATCCCTGCAATTCGTGGATAATGATTGCCATGTGGAGCCGCTGGGAATCGAACCCAGGTCCGGTGACTTCCTACAGGAGGTTTTAGATCACCGTCGAAACCGATTCCGGCCCCTTTGGAATCATCCTCTCTCCCGACCCGTCGCCATTCGGGAGAGAGGATGATCTGGCTTTCGCCATAACCCCACTTTCGCACAGTAGTTAACTGGTTGTCAAGCCTGCTGACGGCGAATCTCGGTGGCCAGGGCGAGGGCTGCGGCCTCGGCCTTCCCTGGCTTCTTCGCGACCCTGACGGCATCCATGACCGCATAGTGTCGCGAAAACGCATCCATGAGCGCTGCCGCCGCCTCAATGACCTGCGGTGACGCCCAGATCGTCTCGTCTTCGCGGAGCGTCGTTGCGGCCCCCGAGAACAGGTCTTCGTACGGATTGGTAAACAGGGTCACTGTGACGCTCCTAACACTCGCCGCGCGGGCGGGCTCTCCAGGTAGGCGACGATCCTGCGAGCCATCTCGACATCGCGAATGTTTCCCAGGATCGCGTGGTTGCAGCCGCGCTCTGAGTCGGCGCAGAGGAGGCCGCGCACTTCGCCGGTTGCATGGTCGTGATCGACAGCGAGCCGCCTGGTGCGTGTCTGTCGCTGGCAGATATAGCAGCGACCGCCCTGTGCCGCGAGGATCGCGTTGTACTCATCGGCGCTGATGCCGTACGTCCGCTGTACTGCTGACGCGTGCGCGCCGATCGAGAGGCACGCCTTGCATCGAGATGCTGACGCATCCTTCAGTAAGACGAACGACTGACATCCTGCACACCAACGCCGCCCTGGTGGCCAATCGTCTTTCGGTACGCGCTTGAGTCGAAACTCTTCGGGGATCATCGAGATTCGACGCTTCGCAACTTCGGCACGATACTGCATCGGTTGAGCGCGTAGCCAGCACTCGATGCAACGTGTGCGGCGCTTCGCCTTATCTTGCCCGCACGCGCATGGCTTTTTTGCCATCGATATCCTTTCAGATATGCGAAAAGGGCGGAATCCCGTTACCGGAACACCGCCCTTTTCGCAGGACTCAGAAAACTAGAGCCTCTTCCTGCTCAGCCTCGACCTCTTCGTCATCCTCAAGGTCTTCGTCTTCGTCGGAGTCGAAGTCCTCTTCCTCGAAGTCGTCGTCATCGACACCGGAGTCGAAGTCCGCATCCTCCACGACCTCGACGACGCCACCAGACGGCATCGCCTTGGACCACTCAAGGCGAGACTTCGCCTCGTTGAGAACACCCTCGGCCCGACGAACGGGCTCAAGGCTGCGCTGAATGGACTCCTCGGCGCGCTGCGCCTTCTGCTCGGCGCGCTCGATGCGCTCCTCGGCGCGCACCTTGGCATCCTTCGCCTTGGCGATCTCGTCCGCACTGCGCTGGCGGCGAGCATTGGCCTTCTCGACCTTCGCGCCAAGTCGCTCAACGCGCTTCTCGGCGCGCTCAACGGCCTTCTGGTACTTCTCGATCAGGCGTTCCTGCTCAGTCGCCATTTCGACTCACACTCTCTTTCGGATTTAGAAGGGCGGCTCCTGGTAGTCGCCCTCGTCGGTTGGTGCCGAATCCCGCAACTCGGTTGCGCGCTTCGCCGCAACGGCGAGCGATGCAGCAGTCGGCTTGATATAGCGGGCATCGACAATGTTCGTCTTTCCCCCATGATCGTTCGCTTCGCGCTTGAGGAGCTCCACCTCAAGAATGCCGCCGATTTCAGGCTTACGAAGTCCTGCCTTCTTCAGCGACTCGCGGAAGCTCTTGCTGGCCGTCGATCCTCGGAGGAAGAAGCGACGAAGACCAACGTCCTGAAACTCTTCATCCTGCTGGGCTCGCTCGATAGCCTTATCGGTCATCCACTGCATCGGAGTGAACTCCTGCAACTGCACAGTGAAGACAGCCTGAGTGGCTGCGCGGTTCTCGATGCCGTTGCTCTTGGATTCAGTGATGAACCACGAGCCGGGGTCGCCCTTCTGCTTCCAGAAGAGCAGCGCTCCCGTCTTGATGTCGGTCATCTGAACCGTTTCGTAGGCGGCGTCCAAGTTCTCCGCATCGCGAGGAACGATGACACCCCGGAACACTGCCGGAGCCTTGATGCCATCCCAGGTCATGCCTGGTGCGCCGCCGCTACCTGTCTCGAAGAAATCGTCAAGCTCTTGGGTCATGTTGGTCCTAGTGGGTGATAGTGGGTGATCGTCGTTACTGCCTGACTCGCTCAGTCTACAACAGCTTTTAGTCGATTGGCAACTCGACGGACGAATGAGTTTCGGGATCGCTCCGAATCAGCGCTAGCGTCAAAGACTCGGCGTTACGCTCAGGGCTTCGTGAGTTAGTCCAGACTCGATAAGACCGCTTCGTCAGGCCGAGAAACACGACGCCAGGTAGGAGAACCACATCGCTGGCCGCGGGCCGGATTTCATAGTGCGGGCTTGAGTAAACTTCACCGGCTCGCGGTCCAACGATGACCATCCGGGGCATGCCTCGCGGTTCGTCCAGCATGAGGCCGGAAGTGAAGCTATTCATCGGTCCATCCTTGCTGCGGCGATCCTGAAGGCGTGCTCGATCCAAGGGTCGCCATCAGCCACCGACACATCGGTGACCCCAAGTACGTCGATGATCTCTGCAACAATCTCGGCAGCACGCTCACCCGAGACGTAATTATCGGCCAGGGCGCGGGCGAGGCGGCGCACGACCGCCTCGCCGTCCACGGGAACCGGACGGGGCTTGTCAGCCCTCTTCGCATCCATTACTACTCGCAATCTCGGTCAGCCTCACGTTGACCAGCGTCGTGTGCTCTTCGCGCCAGTGACTCTTGTAGAGCCGATAGAGCGCCACCAGTTCCTCGCGTGTAGTCGCATCCGAGACCATCGCAGGGAGGTTTGGCCCCTCGGTGAAGTCTAGCCACCAATTCGACTTTTTGCGCGCCTCACGCACTTCGTGAGCCAAGCGAACGGCGAGATTCCAGCCCTGCCCAATGTTCAGCCACTTGCGCTCACCAGAGCCGTACGGCTGGCCGGATGGGATATGGAAGATGATGCCTCGGCACTGGCAGACCTGCGGTAGCGGGGTACGTAGGCCAGTCGTCGGATCGTAATAAGCCCCGTGTGCGTAGATTCCGAGTTGTGCGCCCATCTTCATGCCGCCCCACTGGATCGTGCCCGTCTTCAAGTCGGCGATATAATAGACGGCTCCGCAATTCGGGCACGGCTCGTAATACTTCACGAGCCGATCGAACGTTCCGGCAAGGCGATACTGATCCTCAACGACGAAGCACTCGACATCGACAATCTCGAAGCATGCAGTGAGTCGCTTCCAATCATCGAGATTCCCGGCGAACTCGTCGGGCACGAAGCTGATCGGTAGCCCAAGATCATGGCGCTCGGTGAGCGCATGGACCGCCGTACCCTCGTCGGCCTTGTCCAGCGCCCTGGCCGCTTTCTTCGCCTCGGCCAGGACGTTGTTCGCCGCCTCTTTGGTCTCGGAGCTCTCCTCAGTCGGCCCGATGGCCGCATAGGCCGCACGGAGGCGTCGCTCAGCCATGAGTCCGTTCGCCATCATCCGCTCGCTCCACCGCTCTAAATTCCAGTGATTTTCCAAGACCTCGGCAAATGAAGATGGACGGTAGTAGGAGCGGAGCGCTCGCTTGCGTGCAGCCTCGGTGCCTGGCATGGACTCTCCGAGCGGCAGGATGCGCGGCTTGCCCCAGCGATCACGGTCCACTCGGTCCTCGGTGCGCTCTGGGCGCTCCATGCCTGCATCGTCAGCAAAGTGGTCCAGGGCGGGCGAATCGAAGGATGCGTCAGTTGTCGTCATGGGTCACACCCTGCCAGTAGGCACCGACAAGGTCGGTCTCGCGAGAGCGTGCGACCCAGTACTCAGCACCCGATCCCACCGGGAGCGCTAAGTATGCATCCAGGCGCGTCCGATGCACCGAGAGCACCGTCCAGCCACCCTCTTCAAGCGCCAGGACGTACCAGGATCGGCGCGGGAAGATGCGCCGCCATAGCTTTTTCATATGTCACCTTCATCGTCGTTTACTGCGTGTAGGTGGCCTTGCTGGCGCACCGTTCTGCCTCGTTCGATCAATGTCGTTTCCACGATCGCCACGCCTCTGAAATGCCGGTTTCCGCGAATCTTGACCTCACGGATACCGTTGATGCCCGAAAGTCGCCGATAGAACTCCCCGGAACTCAGCATTCCGTAGTGATTCTCTTGTGCCCATGCCTTATAGGCAGCAAACAAATCGGTGCGCGACTGATGGACTTCCTCGCGAACGACGACCTTCTCTGAGTCCAGCCACATTCTGATCTGGTCAATGTTCTTCGCAAAGTCCTCCAGGCCTTCCTGAATTTCCTGTGACGTGTGAAACGCACCTTTCCCGTGGTTGCGCTCCATCATCACGCGCAATGCGGCGACAGCCTTGGTCATGATCGCAGGGGCCTCTTGGCTCAGTTCGAGCGAGAGGCCAGGTTTCGCCTTATCGTCGCTGATCGTGCGATTGAACATGATCGGCACCCAACGTCGCAAGTATCCCTTGCTCGTGTCAGCCGATCCGGGGATTGCGTTGGCTGAGAAGACCGGCACCGCCCAGTTACGGAACATGAACGAATCTCCGTATTTATACTCAGCCGATAGAGTATCTTCGCCAGTGAGGCCCTTGAACTGTGCCGTCGATTCCTGATAAGTCTTGTCGATGTCTCCGGCGATATTGGCTATCTTCCCGTGCAGCGTTGCAGGTGCAAACCGATTCTTCAGTGCGTCGAGTGATTGTGAAGCGCAGTTGTGCCTGCCCAGAATATCCTCAATTACGCGGATAAGCGTTCCCTTGCCGTTCCCCCCAGTGCCCACAAGCATAAATGCCTTCTGAAGCGGATTCCCTGACATCATGAGATACCCGATCATCTCCCAGGCGATCTGCACGTAGTCGGGCTCAAGAACGGATTCTAGAAACTTATCGAACATCGGGCATTCTGTCTCGTCCGGCTGCCACTCGTGCGGAAACTGCACGGTTGAGCAAAAGTCCGGCGAGTGTGGCACCATCTTTCCGGTTCGCCACTCAAGCATCCCGTTAAGAAAATTCATGTGCTCTTCGGTCGGATCGGCTTTCAAGCGCGGCACGCTGTACTGCACCACCGTGTTGACGGCTGCTGCATGGCCATTGCGAAACCTGTTGGCCAGGAGAGTGACGCACCGCGATGTGACGATCCCTTTGTCTCGCACCCATACGCCACCATCCAGATACTTCCAAAACGTATTGTCCTCGCCTACGCGAATAAGGCTGAGCCCCTGCACATCTTCTGCGATAAGCGCAACCTTTGGGCCAGCCTTGTCGAAATAGTCTTCAACATCACGCGTCGGCGGGCGAGAGGGCCGTTCGGGTCGAGCGAATGCAAGTTCCGGCTGATAAGCGGTCGCCTTGGGTGCATCGAGTTCCGGCATGATCTTCGTGTCAGCGATGCGCTTCTCGATATCTAACTTCCGTGACGCCAACTTGTCGGGATCGCCCAGTAGATCAAGCGCGGCACCGACTGCCCAAGAAAGCACAGATTCAAACTCGGACACCTTTCGAAAGTTGGCCTCACCAACCATGACGCGATTCCACTCGATGCGCAGTTCATCGACTGCATTCTGTGCCGAGTAGAAACCCATCGCCGCCTCGCGCATGGCTTGCGCTAGGTGAGCAACAAGTGCCTCATGACGCCCATTCTTCGCTTCTAGGCGGAACTTGTCGATGACGGCTCGCAATAGGAGCTTGTCCGATTGGCTGATGTGTGCCGCGAGGAACGCCTGAACGGCCTTGTTGCTCGCTGAGCCGATCTTGCCCGTGTAGTCCGGAAGCGCGTTCGCAAGATCGGCGGGCAGAACAGGAACGGGACCGTGCTGCATCCATTGGTACCGACCACCCTTTTTCGTATGGGTAGATGGCGAAACGACGATGATCGCATTCGTGCCGCGAATTTCACCCCACTTTGAGGTGCCCAGTTCTCCGCGCGAATTGCCGAGCATTCGACCTTCCGGCTGGGCGAAGACGTAGTGCCCCCGCCCTGGCCTATCAACACGCGTCGATTGAAACGGAACGTTCTTTGTGAAGTGGGCGCTAAGCCGTTCGGGAACGATATCCGGATCGTCGACATCGAAGATAACCGCACCTGATCGGCCAGCATGGATAGCGAGGAGGTCGCTCGTTCCCGTGAACCATCCGACAATCTCTTCAGGATCGCGACTCGACGCCTCGGCCCAATGCCTGAATCTCTTGGATGGCATCTTGGATTCAGGCTCAACGGGAATCACGTACCATCCGGCGCTCGCATATTTAAGCGCTGCGTGAATCAATCCTTGCTCAGGATCAATCTCCGGGATTGAGAGCAATCCTGTACTATTTGACACAGCAATAATCTCCGATCCACCCAACGGAAGCGTTGGGTATCGTCGCACCCCCCGATGACTAGAGGATAGCTACTGGCGCGGCGACTTGAATGCTGGTGTCAGCGTGCCGAATTCAGTTGGCGGATGCTCGCCGTCCACGAGTCCGAAGAATGCATCGAGAGCTTGGCGGACTGCCGCTGCCTGGGAAATCTCGTGCTTGTGCGCAAAATCCTCGATGGCTTCCTTTTGCTCGATCGTTCCGACAATGGACATCTGCTCGGTATAGCGGACAGGTATTCCCATATTTGGATTACTCCTCGGTAGATGTACTCGGTGAGACTCCACTAGTCTAGTTGACTCCACTACTACTAGTCAACTAGGCTCGTCACCATGACAGTGATAGTGGACTGGAACGATATCCGCGTGGGCGATGTTGTGCGCGGTGGCGACGGAAAAGATTGGGAAGTCGCGGCGCGGAGCGGATTGCGCTTCGTGCTCGAACGCTCGGGCCGACGCCCATTCAGTAAGGAAATGACCGGAAGCGTCGCGCGCGTGTCTAGTTCCGACGATGAGGTAGCGTCCGCAATTGACACATTCGCGGATGTCCTCGGTGGCGAAGTTCTTCATGTCCAGGAAGACGATGAAGCCCCCGCGTGTCCTGTCGATTACGGCCAGCCGGGAGCGCTGCTCGCGCACCTCTACATTTTCCACGGAATCCGCGTAAGAGATGTCAGCGAAGATGCCACACTCACCGATCTTGCAGCACTACACAAGGCGTCGCACGACAACAAGGGCGAGGGGTTTCTGAAGCATCATCACCGACCTGATTACCTGACCGTCAACGCCGAGCGGCGGTAACGCCGCTCGCGTATTCCCAATGCCATGGCTCCGGTTTCGATCCTGACGGATCGGCCCACTTCGGATGAACCCATCCGAAGCTCGGAGCATTGGCGCGAAGCCATAGGTCAACAGGCGTTCCGAAGGTCCGTGCGCCACAGCCAAGATCGACAGCGAGTCCGAGCCCATGATTCGATGTGCCGGGAGCGGCTGCTAACTTCGGCTTTCGGCGCTTCACGTCGATTTGCTCAGCCAGGGAACGATAAGCGTCGGTCACGCAGATATCTGAGCCAAACTTACCCTTGTAAGCTTTCGAGAGTCGATTAAAGGCATCTGCCGCATCCGCGCGCAAGAGCTTCGTCTTATCGACGGAAAGCGGACATAGGTACTCCGTAGGTATCTGGCCATTCGCAAACTTCGTCACATCGGCGTGCGCCACGATCTGGGGTGCGTTCGCGACACTCCCGCCTCGCTTGACGGAGATATGTACGTGATCCCAGTGACCATCCGTTGCGCCCAATTTTCCCTGAGAGCGCCAACCCTCACCATCGCGCTTGATGTTCCATATGCGATTTTCCCAGATCACATACGTAATGCCGAGAGACGCGGCGTTAGCTTTCGCCCACGCGGCAACCTTATCTCCCGTCACCTTCTGTTGACCTTTGGCATATGTTCCGATTCTCGACACCATGACATCAACAGCGAGCCCTTGTCCGTGGTCTTGCGGATCACCAGGACGATAGCCTCCAATTTCGAGAACCGTGGGAAATTCACGCTTGATGAGTTCCCCCAGCGCGCGCGCGTTCGGCTGCATGCCCGACTCGTTCACTGTCCTAATTTTGCCCCGGACGGATGGTTGAGATACGGGCGAATCATTGCCACCACACTGAGTAATCGACGGAATCTGCGGATCAGCGCAATTTACGGCGACAGGCAGCGGAACAGAACCGACATTCTGAGATGGTACAGAGGTGCCCATGTATTTGCGATACGCCCCGGTCTTATATGTCACCCACGGAGACCATGATCCGCCTGCGTCTCGCCACACCTTGAGTGCCATCACTGCATTATCGACCGGTGATGACCAAGTGCCACGTGCGAGAATCCCAGAATGGATAGAATTGATCTGAAACAGGCCGTAATCAGTGGAACCGTTCGTGTTGCGATTCGTCGCTGTCGGAACACCACTGGATTCGGCCATTGCTACCGCCACGGCGGTCTCGACCTCGTTCGCAGGGAATCCAGCGCTTACAACAGCCTGGGCGATTTGCGCGGGTGTGAGCGCCCCCTTGCTGGCGATGGGGGCCAGGGCGCGGGTCTCGGTCACCTGCTGGACGCACGTGCCCGCCGCTTCCGCTGCCGCCTTCGCCGCGAGGTCGGCTTGAGCCTGCCCAGCAGTGAGGAGCGCGACGGGTGTGCCGATCGCTGCGACACCGACGAGGACGACGACCGGCACGACCTTGCGGGCCGTCCGGCGCGTCGCCTCGGCAGCGACCGCCTCGATAATCACGGCAGGTACTCGACGTTACTGACCAGCCACCGTTGGCGCTCATCGCTCCAAGTCACCTGAAGTGACCAGGCATGCCCGCCCGATGTCTTGACAGTGCCCTCCTGGATAAACGGACTGTTCGGGTCGTCAACACCGGTGATTTCCTCGATCACGAGGCCAGGCGGGGGCGGCTCGGATGCCGCCACCTTCTTGCCCGTCTCGCCGTCTGCGAGATTCGCGAACGACAGTGCGTCACCCTTGAGGAAAAGCTCTGCCGCCTCACGCACGGTCATATATGCAGCCATGAGAGTGCCGGGAGGGCGCGGCGTCGATGCGTCCGGCACTGACGTTGCTCCCGTCGTCGGCGGCAGGAGGTCGGCATCATAGGTGCGCGTCGGGGTGGGCGACGCCACCTCACCCGCGCCCTGGCCCTCCCTGGCACTCAACCCTGACTTGATGCCCCACATGACGAAGACGAGCAGAACGAGAGTCGCTATGACGGCAAGCCGCACTTTTCGTGCGGTTCGCCCGTTGCTGAGAGCCTTCTTGAGCAGTTCGCTTGTCTTCGGCATTTCACTTCCCTTCGCTTGATCCTGTTGCGACAGTATCAGATTCGTCGGAATCTGCAAAGCCTTCGGGTCGATTGTAGAGTTCCACCTCTCCGACTGCTCCGGACGGTGGCGATGAGGCGGAATCCTCATCGTCGAGCGGACGCTGGTACGGCGTCGTCCCGTCCGGCAGTTGCTCCGGCTCGCGATAAATGACCTCGCCCTCCACGACATCCGGCGTCGGTTCGGCACTCTGCGGCAAGCCGCCTTCTCCCGGCTCTCCGTGGTGGATGACTTCGCCTTCGTGGACGATACGCTCCGTGGGTGCCGCCTCGATGGCCTGCGGAGCGAGCGACGGTCCGGCCTCGATGGCGAGCGGTGGTGGCGCAACGACGGGCGGCTCAGTGGGCGTCGGGTCTGGCCTGGCCTCCGACTCCCTGTCTTCCCTGAGTGTTTCACCAGCGACGCGTCCGGCGAGCCAGGAGAAGGCGAGCCCCTTCAGGAGTCGGCCCAAGCCTCGCTGACTTGTGGGCGAAATATGTCCAAGCGACATGAGCGAGAGCATCTTGCGATCTGGGCGCACGGCAGTCCAGAAAACGACGGTTCCCACAACCATGAGGAACACTGCGAGCCAGTCGGGGTTTCCTGGCGCTAGGGCATATTGCGTCCATAGGATGTAAAGCCATGCTCCGATCGCACAGACGACGATGTTAGCAATGCAAAGCATCATCTTGTCGAATAGTGACCGACCGAATGCTTGCCCCGCTGGTGTCACTGTGTATGCCGCTGCTGTGAGCCACGTGATTCCGAGAATTACCATGAAGATCGCACCGATGAAAACAACCGATGCTGTCATGAGCCGGAACAGGTTGACAAACAATGCCGCCACCGCCTCGAATAGCGCTTCACCTGAACTTTGCTTCTGGCCCTGGATTCGCGGATAGACGTCATTCGGGCTGCGCTCCTTGATGTCGTCGGCAATCTTCTTGAATGCCGCTGCATCTTTCGCCATGAGCGCATCGCGTGCCTTTGGATCGTTGGCCGTGTCACGCTCTTCGGCCCACGAGAGACGCGAAGCGGCGAGAAGTGGAATCCCGTATTCCTTCGCAAGCGCAGAATCTTCGCTTCCGAACGTTCGGCGCAAGTATCCGGAATACTGCACCGCCGTCGCCGCCGTTTCGGCCTGAGAGCCAGAGTTGATCGAATTGACGAACGACTGCCCCGCTGCGACGGTAGCCGATGGGATGGCGATAGGATTCACTAGGATGAACGACGAACCGATGAGAACGATCCCCATCCAAGCAAGGCCACCGATGACACCGGAAGGATCGTTGCGAATCGCTCGATAGAGCAAGGCTGCCGTCGTTGCGATGAGGCCAATCGAAACCATCCCGGCAACCCAGAACCGATCCCAAACCAGGGTGATCGCATCTTTTGCCAGACGTCCGAGAAGACCAGCGATCCAGTCGGGACTCCACACCTTTGCCTCGATGGCTGTCGTGAGTGTCGAGATTCCCTGACCGAAAGCCACGATCGCATTGACCTTACTCAGGCGCATCGACGTTTCCATACGATCATAGAGTTTCGTCGGATCAACATCGCATCCGTTGTCATACGCCGTGGATTCAAGACCGGCGTATCCTCCGTTTGCGAGGATGTTGTCAGTGCGAAGCGTCTTGTTTGCATCAATGACCGCATCATCAGGCCGCGTTTCACCCATCGTGCCACGAAGCCCACTGCCCGGTACCTGCGCAGGTGGTGCGGGTGTCTTGCAGAGAATGTCAATCGACGGGTGCGAGGGTGCGGCAGACGCGGAGCCACCGGCGAACGTCAGGCAGGCCAGGGCGAGGGCAACTGCGGCGAGGGCGCGGCGCATCAGACCTCTTCCTCGATCAGAGATGACCAGTGGTCGCTACCTTCCTTCGCTGGATCGGTGAGAAGCACAGATTTCAGCCTCGGCTGATATTCCAGATCGACTCGCATTGTTCCGGCATTCCGGTCGTAGTCGCTGACGATGAACTCGCCTGGATAGGTCGTGCTCAACTTGAGCATCATCTGAGCATAGGATTCATCGGCAATGTTGACCAAGCGTAGAAGGTTCCTCGCCGTATCTAGATCCACCTGCTTGCCGAGAAGCACGCCGCCAATGAAGTTGCGCAGTTCACCAGAGAGCATTTGCTCAGTCAGGGACTTCAGAAGGAACAGAATATGCATATTCCACTTCGAGTGATCCCGGCCCAAGCGATTCATGCGCGAGCGCCCGATACCTGTATCCATCATGGATTCCGCTTCATCGAAAATGAGCGTGATCGGCTCACCCATCGGCTTGTCATAAGCCAGGCGATCCACGTAGAACGACGCAAGACGCCAGAGAAGGTCTGCCGCCTGCTCCGACTCGGACCACGAGGCGCGCGCGATCGTGTCGTCGGCCCGCTGAAGTCCTGGCATCGAGATGACCGTCAGTGGCGCATCGGACCTCACGGCCATGTGTTCAGTCGATGAATGGTCAGGGAACAGGAGTTCAAATCCGGGAATCTCGGCTGCGTCGATCAGTGCGGAAGCAATAGAATTCGCGAGCGGATCGCGACGCTCATTGAGCCGATTGATAAGCCACCAAATCGAATCCTGTTGAGTGAACATCTTTCCACGACACGTACTGATGAGAAGTCCAGGAGTCCGTGCATCCTCGTACAGGTCGGGCGGAAGCATGCGCCGCGCCGAGTCGATGAGCAATGCGCGGCGCTCGCGTGACGCCCGAGCTACCGCCGCCTTCCAATCTTCCTCACTGTCGAATTCGCGACGCTTCGGTTCACGAATCAGCGCACACGGATTCATCATGCCCGGATGACCTTCGAGAAGGTTGACATCCTGTGAACCAGCGAATTCCGGCAAATAGCACAGCTTTCGGAGAGGTCCGGACGGATCAACAATAATGACACGCTTCCCGAGCCGTACATCCTCGTAGGCGCGCTTCCCAGCGAACATCGACTTTCCGCCGCCAAGGGTCGCGACAACGAGCCAGAAGTTCTGGCCGCGCCCAAGCGCGCCCTGGCCTGCTGTGGCATAGTGCGAGTCGATATGCACGGAAGACTGTGCAGCATCCCGCGTGTATCCGATGTATGGCCCAACACCATCGCCAACTGATGAGGAAACGTTGGGCATGCCTACTGCGAGTTGATCGGCGCGCATCTCCCGCTGAAATCGAGTGCGCTCGCGCTCTTCGCCGGGGATCGTCGCAAGCATCCGACTCCACGGCACGTAATCAATTGCCATGCCGATTTTCAGTGGCGGTGCCCCGTAGAGTCGCATGAGTGCAGCGGAGCGCTCCTCCACAACCTGCGAGGCTGTCAAGTCACCATGCGCCTCACCATAAACGATGGCATCAATTGTGCAGGGAATCCGCACGGCCTTCGCCGCGTCGTTGCCGGACACCTCTTCGCGTGCGCGGAATGCCGCCTTGATCCCACGTTCGATATGATCGGGCGGAACCTCGCCGTGCTTGCGGTAGTCACGTCCAAGATTGACTGCGAGGCGAAAGCGACGATCCGCCTTACCGGCAAAATCCTCGCCAGGGTGAACCTCACCAGAGATGGACCATGAAACCGGGAAAGGCATCTTTCGCGGGTCCATCGCCCGCTCTGCGAACGCTTGCCACGGTTCGATCTGATTCTCCGGATAAGTCATCTTCCGGAAGCGGGTCACCGAAACGGGCTGAACCGCCCGCTCTATCGGCTTACCCTCACGGAATGTCGTCGTAACGATATGCCGTGCGAACTCGTCTTCATCCCAGCGGATAGGTGAAGCCATCGCGTCAAGATCGGCCTCGTCATATCCTTCATCGGATGTGGGAAGTTCTGACGGAATGACACCGGGGGCCAGGGCGCGTAGTCGCAGCCAGGCCTGCTGGCGCTCGGTCAGCGGAACCGGATTCCACCCACCGATGAGCGCACGGATCACGGCCTCCTCCCTGCGGAGCTCTTCGAGCTTTCGACCCGAGAGGCGTTCAAGTGGACCAATCTTCCCAATCTCGACGTAACGATAGGTTCGCTTGATCCCCTGGCCGCATCGGGCCGCTCGCTGCTGAGTGCGCGCCAGGTGGCCATTCCAGGTCTCGCATCCACAGAGACCAAGGTTCATGTCATGTTCAGTGAATCCTTCGCATGTATGGATATCCGGCAGTGGATTCGGGTGGCGCAAGTCCAACTGCCGTGCCCACGCCGTCACGGGGAACGGCTGAGTCGTCACGTACTCGTGGAACGCACGCCCCTTCGGCAATGCCAGATTAGCCCAACATTCCGATGAGATGTGGATGAGGTGCTGTTTTGCAGATTGCGTCGTAAATGCCCAGCGAACATCGGGAATCCGGTATCCAGCAAGAACCTTGCCAGACTTCGTGAGAAGCAGATTCCCGACCATCTGCCGCACATTCTTCGAGACTTGTGAATCGTTCACTTCCTGAACCTCTTACGCTTCGTCGTTAGCGCGTAAGCCACCCCCGTGCGGCTTCCGCTGTTTCGTCGCGGAGCATCCGCGACCTTCATGGGGAGTGATAGCCAGTGGCCGATCGGACGCTCCCCGGTGATGTGCTTGCCGACCTTCGCCGTAATGACATTCGCCGCGACAAGCACCAGTGCCAGAGTGGCAAAGATGTTCAGCGGCAGAATCCAGTGAGCGGGGCTAGGGTCGAGCAGGAGGTAGAGCGAGACGAACATTGAGAACGTCGTCCAATGAATAAGCGTTCGCCTCTCGAAAAACCGAGAAGCGAACGATGCGATGATCCATCCAACTACCCCGATAGTGATGATCGCCGGGATGAGGTAAGCAATCGGGATGCCAAGGATGAATCCGAGAGCGATGCTCACCCCATACTGCATGTAGGTGAAATCTTGAAGGGCGCGAAAGCCCTCCGGGCCAAGGTAAACAGCGCGGAGGTTCCGTGCATCGTCGTCGCTGTACTGCGGCATTAGATCGCGCCGAAGAACTTCAGCACTCCCGTACCGATCCCGGTGAAGTAAACAATTCCACCGAGGCCAAGCGCAATCGGAATAGCCGCGAAGATGCCGATTATGGCCCCATCCGCTGCCTTGGAAACCTGTTGAGACCTCAATCCTCGCAGGAGAATCGCCGCGCCCAGGAGAATGAAGAAAGCCGTGGCGATGCCAACAGCAAGCTTTTCCAGGTTGCCTAGGCCCCTGTCAATGTCGAACGCGGCGGGTGCCGCAAGGGTCATTTCCGTAACGATGTGCATTTCTGTGCGAATCCCCTCGTCGTTTGGGTGTCGGTTGCGTGGTTAAGCGTACCACAAGCAGTAGTGGACTCTGAATTGGGCGATCGTCCAAAACGCTTGTCTCGCAGTCGAACTCGCTCCGGGGGCCAGGGCGGGCGGCGGCGGCTGCGGCAGGGTCCTTCCGGGGGCGGCGCATAGTAGCAGGTGGCATTTCTCCTAGTCACCTCAGGGGTCTTCGTCAGCGTTTACTGACGCCATGCCCCCCGTGCCCCCGCACATATGTACAAACTGCTGGTCAGAGCCAAAATTAGGTAAGCCTTGGGGGCAGGGGGGGCAGTTTCCCTATCCTTCCCCCCGCGCCTACACGATGGATAGGGTGGGGCAAAAAGCTGCCCCCCCCTGCCCCCTCTTCGCGTTTTCGCAGGTCAGGGGGCATGCGAAGGGGGGCACGAGATTTTCCGCTCTCGTGCCCCCCCTTGGGTGATTTTCGTGACCTAGGTCACATCGGCAATTTCGCCAGTCGTGGAGGCGACCCCCGCGCCCTGGCCCCCGCCTGCGGCTGCGTCGCCAGGAGAGGCGGCGAGACCCGCGCCCTGGCCCCCGCCTGCGGCTGCGTCGCCAGTCGTGGAGGCGAGACCCGCGCCCTGGCCCGCTGCGGCCCGATCGAGGGCATCCCCAACGTTGGCTGCATCCCGGACCTGCAAGGCCCCCAGGAAGGCCAGGAGGATGGGTGCCACCTCGTCGGCAGTGAAGGTGGAGTCGCTGATCGCCGCCTGGATCGCGAGGAGGCCGGGGACGATCAGCGCCAGCCAGTACTTGGCGTGCGGGTCGTCGGGCGTGTTGGCCTTGAAGTACACGAGGACCGCGCCAAGGACCGTGATGCCCAGGGTCCACGAGTTATCGCTCGTCCACTCGCCACGCAGGGCGAACGCGGCGAGATTCGTTCCGAGGACGGTCGTCAGGACATAGAGGATCGCCTTGCGGGCATACTGCATGATGGTCATTCCTTACTGTGCCGGAGCCTCGTTTGTGAGGCTGGACAATCTGGCCACGTCAGCCAGAAGTTTTTCGTAGCGGGCGGCGTCTTCGTCCCGCTGTGTGCGGATGCGCTCGCGAAGCGTCTCTATCTCCCCATGGAGAGATTTGCGCTCTTCATACCAGGAGAGACGATCGGTTTGGTAGCGCTCGCGCTCCTCCGACCATTGCTTACGTTCTTCAGCCAGTGTTTGCCGGATGCGAACGTTGTCCTCTTCGAGTTCATCCCGCGCCCTGGCCACCGTAAGGATGCTCGTGTCGATGTCCGCCGCCTGTCGCCGCGCTCTGCTTGGCAGGTTTCGATAATCCTTGTAGGTATCCCAGACGAATTTCGCACCGCCACCCGAGAGTAATGCGAGAAGTGCTGTGATCCAGGTATCCAATTCGACTTGTGGTGGCGTCATGCTTTACCGACACCTGCCGTTCTCGATTTCCACGTCGGCCAGCAATAGTCTGAACTTAGCCCGAAGATTGATCGCCCGAAGTACGCACACAGTAGCGATGATGAGTGCGAGAGTTCCCGTTGCACCGCCTGCCCAGAACGATGTAAAGCCGATGATTGTCGATCCATAGACCGCCAATCCCGCCGCCATAAGGTGCATCGCATTGGAGAGCACGGGCGAAATGCGTCGGTAGTACAGACCCAGCATCATGGCGATGGCAGCGAAAGTGATATACCAGGACCACACATCTCCGACAATCGGAGGTAGGCGGGAAATCGTTACAAAAGGTGGCGAACTTAACAGCGAGACGGGACCGATGATCGCGGCCCACAAAGTAACGCCACACTCAACCGGATAATTGAGCGCAAGATCGCGAAAATGCTTCACCTAAGCATCGTGACACGTTCGAGGGTTAGAGCGCTCGGATGATCCACGGCATCGCGACATAGGGCGGCATGTTCTCGTGAGCCGCACCCGACCCCTGCGTTGCGTGCGTATGCCAGCCCGCTTCGCCCGAATCGACATATCCTGCGTTGCTCACGATGATGCCGGACCCTGACTGTACCGTCGCTCGACCGCTGCCCATTGATCCGGTGTGCGTGTGGTCGCCCGCGCCACCGTGGTTGTGTGCGGGCATCTGGGCGACCGACAAGGTGACAGTGGACGCGCCACCCGTCGAGCCGCGTCCATAGTCACCACCCGAGCCGACTGGCATGCGGTTCGTCAGATTCGGCAGGTTGAACGTCGTGGAGCCGTTGCCATTGCCGTAGGTCGTCCCGATGGCCATGAACAGTGCGGCGTACGTCGCCCTGTTGACGGCGCTCCCGTCGCACGAGAGCCACCCAGGAGGCACGCTGCTGGACGATCCGGCGTACGGGGTGAGTGATCCTACCGGGACACCTGTGCCGACGCCCACGCGCCCGCACACGAGCCAGACGGTGCCTTGCTGAAGAATCCACACCCGGTCACCGACCGAGAGCAAGGAGTCGGCATCACGGGAGAGCCATGCGCCGAGGGTCGAGTCCGTCTGCACGCGTCCCGATCCGCCAACCTCGATAGCCGTGATGGTTCCGATCCGCAATGCAGCACTCGGCGCGTCTGCGGGAGCGGCGATCTGGTCGGCCAGTGTTGTCATCAATTCGGCCATTTAGCGCTCCTCGCATCGCCAACGAATAAGGTCACCCTGAGTTGGGCGAAGCGGCACTGTTCCCGAGATGATGCGGTAGTCACCGTCGGTTTTCGATCGCGGGTCTGTGACGTGAATGATGTCATCGACATCATGCGCAACGGTGCCGACCGTCGTAATCTCCACCTCTTGGCGCATCTTTATTCGTTCGGCGAATAGACTATCCGCCTTAGCTTGCGCTTGCTCAGTTGTGGTGATGAGTTCAGAGAAGAACCCATAAGGGCGGCGACCAAACGGTCCATCGGCATATGTCGGGCTCGTCGGGTCCAGGTCCCATTTTTCAACGGCGAATGTGGTTTGATCGGGATTCTCTCCACGGACCATAACTCCTGAGTAAGTGTCCAATGCGTCGATTGTTCGCTTGACATTCATAAGCGTGGCCTTGTCGTGGCCAATAGTGTACGTAACGCCCGTTTCCTGACCTGATGCTGGTGCGATAACCAATGAGCCGAGTTGATCGAAACTAGCGACCATACTGGACGCTGCTGCAAGCGCTCGCACCGCATCCCAGGGATTCGATAAGCGATCGAACACCATTTCAGGTGTCGTGAAACTCGATGCAGCAACAAGCGCCGGGACATTGAGCCGCGAAGACACAATATCCCTGATCGCCTGCGTGACCAACGTTCCCTTCGGAACGACCCACGGTGCAGTGAATCGACGCGAGCGAACAGAGTCAACGCGATCGAAACCCTTGACTTCAAGAACGACACCATCGCTATGGCTACGAACCTCTGGCTTGACGACACCGAAGACGCCCAGGGGCACCCATTCGTAATCGTCACGCTGTGGAATGTAGAGACCGCGCCATGCGCGCATCTCCGTACCTTTGGGCGCGAGAAGATCGGTCGCCTTCGTCGGAGTGAGAAGACCGTCGGCATCCACGAATGTCACGTGAATCTCGCGGCGCACGGCGACATTATCGAGACCGACATACCCACTGATGACGACATCGCTCGCTAGGACAACGTCCGTTCCGTAGAGAATCTCAATCTTCGTTCCCCAGCGTCGCGAGTCAGCATGGAGTGCCATATCGAACTCAGGTGATGTCGCCCACACTAGACTGCGCCGATCGAGTAGAACTTAATCTTTACGAGCCTGTGCCGCAAAGCTTCGACATCGTAGTCACGGTTCGGGAATCGCACCCACATGACGCGGCCAGCCGGAGACTGGACAATCATCGGAACGGTGCGCGTGAGAACACCCTTCGCCTTATCCAACTTCCCTGATCCGACGAATACAGTCATCGTTCCTTCGCTTGCCCGGTAACCCTCAGTGTCGATCACGGGGTACTCGCGGCCAGCGGGCCGATGCACTGATGACGATTCATCATCATGTTCCGTAAATTCAGTCACGATGGCGTTGAGTTCACCTACATCATCGTCGGGATCGCGAATTGACCACAGGTCATGAACGATCTTGATCGTGGAAATTAGCGACCACCCACTGACGATTGACGAAAACCCCAGATCAACTACAGTTGCCGCACGATACTTCGCATCAACACGATAAGGCATCTCTCGGTCGTAAGCGATCGCTCGCTGATAAAGGCTCGTCTTCACTCGATCAGCCGCAAGCTTCCACGTCGATCCGCCATCCAGTGAGCGCTCCACGCGCACCGTCTGCGTCGTCGCATACCCGCCCGCGCTCCACGTCAGCGAACGACCAGGGGCGAACGACAGGCCAGTCGCCCAGAACGCCTCACCTGCCGCCGTCGTGCCGAGTACCTGCACGGCAACCCGCGCAAGCTTCGCGCCAGGTGGGGCCAGGGCGGTGGCGTACGCGGCCTCGAACATCGTGGAGCCTGTGACAACCTGATCCCCCGTCGTCTCTTCGATGAGATTTCCGGTCCCGTCGTCCGCGTCGTACCACCGGATAGCCACACGCGCCGCCCTGGCCGTCGCCGCCGCCTTGAACGATGCGAGAGCGGTGTACGGCGACCCGCCAACGACTGGCCACGACAGTGGCCCAAGGGGCTGTTCTTCACCTATTGGCGCAAGCGGAGGTGATCCCACAGCGGACTGTGCGCTGATGAGACCTGCCGCATTTGATGTCATCTTGAGGGACCGGGAAAGCTGGTTCTGCGGATCATCAACCTCTGCGGCAACTGTCACGTTCGTCTCGGCGTCCCAGCCCTCAGTACCGATGGCTTGCATCTGGTCCATAAAGTTGCTTTGGCCAGTCACATCAAGCCGAACACGCGGAACTTCCGTCTCATACTTAATCTCTTCCCGGAGCTCTACGATCGGCCCTGCGGGCGGATTGATCGAAATGACGAAAGACTCGTAGCCCCATTCGCTCGCGACACCGATGGCCGATGTGCATCGCACGTAAGCACGGAAGCCAACTCGATCATCGAGCGGTGTATCGACGCGCGCACTGCGGGCAATGGCACTGGATGTGACATCGCCTCGCCATGCTGCGGGACTGGACGCCGGATTAAATCCAGGGATCGACGCCTGAAGTTCTGTGAAAACGGCAGCCTGGTAAGAAAGCTGCGCATCGATGCCCGAGTAGTCCCAGGTGATAAGCGGAGTTGATTCACCGTAGACAATGCCGACCGGGCCGGTTACGGTGACGACGGGCGCTGACGTTGCGACAACCGTGCGATCTGCGGCCCAGGGGGAATCGAGGCCCGTTGCGGAGCGCGTCTTGACGCTCCATGTGAATGACGTTCCGCTAGCCCAAGTGCCGGGAGGGAATGAGGCAGACGCGCCTGATCCGGTATTCAGGATTTCGCTTGCGCCCCAGGTGCCGGATGCGGCATTCCAGTACTCAGCGCTGCCAGCCCCCGCCTTGCGACGGAAAAACCAGCCCTGCTGAGTGTCGCCAGGGCTTACAGGGTTGTACTTCCATGTGAACGTGTAGCCTGCCGCCAAGTTGCGCAGAGCGCCCGATGGAGGGTCGAGAAGTGTCGGAGCGGTCGGCGCGCGCACAAGCGCGGTCAACTGATGGCTGTAAATCTGCCACGACGAACCGGAGCCCGTCGCGTAGATCATATCGACGGAATCACGTGGGGGATGCCGAACTAACTGGACCTTGCCGTCCGCGCTGCTCGGACTACGCGTGATCGCAACGGCCCATGCGCTCCACGTGCCCGCCGTACGATTGTAGCGAGACCACCGGATATTGCCATTGGTGATGTCGTAATACGCAAGATAGATGTCGTTTGTCAATGGATCAATCGACATGCTGATACCGAGCACTTCACCAGTGCCACCAGGCGCGCCCGGAGGATTGATGCTCGTCACTGAGCCAGCACCAGGGACCCACTGGAGGCAACTGACCGTAGACGATCCGCTACCGGAATAGGCGACGATGAGCCGCGTACCGTCGAACGCCTGAACGAGCGTTGTTTTGCTGATGTTCACGGAAGCAACGGCTTGCACCGGGGATTCCCATGTCCATGATCCACCTGAGTACAGCGCTCGATTCAAGCGAATCGGACCCGACGAGCCCTGCATAAAGTTCGTGTAGAGAATCGACGGTGCGGTCGCAGGGGTTCGGCCATCGCCAGTGTGCACGAACTCCATCGCACCCGGCTGATACCCCGACGAACCGGACGCAGGTCCGGAGGTTGTGGCCTCGACGGTCAGTGTTCCTGACGCCGAGATGCGAACGCGCGACGTGTGGCCACCTGAATGCGTATTCCACGAAATCCATGCAACCCAGCCCGAGCCCTGCCGGAATGCAACGATATCGCTATCGACGCCCATTCGCCCGAGCGCAGGCTTGATCCACTTCGTTTTCCATGACCATCCGCCACCGGAGCGAGGGGTGCCGCGTGCGTAGATGACATATTGCGGGTCGCAACCCCATGTCACCCATGAGACGTGCGCGTATCCGTCAGAGTCGACAAAGAACGAAGGAACAGCCGTCGTCTGCTCAAGATCAAGGTCAGACCGCGAAACGTAAGACCACGTTGAGCCACCATTGACCGACTGGAAGAACTTGAGATATCCGTCCCTACAGTCATCGGTGTCAACAATGGCCGCGTAGAGCGTTCCATCCGGTGCGACATCCAAGCGCTTCTCTGGTGAACCCTGAAGCGAATCTCCATGATTCCCGTAGGTGATCCTCGTTGGCATGCTGCCTACCTCTTCATCGGCGTTGCAGGGCGGTCAGGAGTGCGCTGGCAATCTCATCACCCGCGCTGTCGAATGCGCTTCGCGCCGCTTCGGGATCAACGCCTTCTCCGAGAGTCAAGACTATGGCACCGGCCTCGACCGTGATGGTGATCGGCGCGGAACCCTCTCGACCCAAGCCACCGACCCCCCAGCCCTGGCCCCCGGCGAGCGCATCGAATCGTGCCATGCCGTCAAGGGGCCAGGCCATCGAGTTGGCCAGGGCGGAGGCTGCCCGGTCCAGCGGGCGCGTGAATTCCAGGCCTGCGGCGAGGTCTTCCACCAAGTGGCGGCCACGGACCTGCGTCCAGCCTTGACCGGAGAGGGGTCCGATTTTCGCCGGAGAGCCAGGTAGAAGTGCGGTGACTGCGGAAACTGCGCTACTGACAGCCGAGACGGCGGCACTAACACCCGAGGCGATACCCGAAGCAAAGTTCTGCATGAGCGCTAGGCCTGCGCTCGCGAATTGCCCAGCGGCACTTGTAATGGCACTGAGCATCTGACTTAGGCCATTCTGGATAGCAGAGACTGCCTGAGACATTCCTTGAGTAATCGCGTTAACTAGGCTGGTCATTGCGCTTTGAACGGCACTGACGATCTGATTCCATGTACTTGTCACGGCGCTGAGAATTGTGTTCAATGCGCTCTGAATTGCCGTAAGAATTGCCTGCCAAGCCGAGGTGATGAGGTTTTGGATCGCGGTCATGGCAGTTTGGATAGCGTTCTGGATTGCCTGCCAAGCGGTCTGCACGGCATTTTGAATCGCCGTAAGTGCAGTTTGTACAGCGTTCTGGATAGCCGTCCATGCGGTAGTGATGATATTCTGAATCTGCGTCATTGCAGTCTGAATAGCGTTCTGGATTGCCTGCCAAGCGGTCTGCACGGCATTTTGAATCGCCGTAAGTGCAGTTTGTACAGCGTTCTGGATAGCCGTCCATGCGGTGGTGATGATATTCTGAATCTGCGTCATTGCCGTCTGAACGGCAGTCTGGATGGCCGTCCATGCCGTCTGCACGGCAGTCTGGATTGCAGTCATGGCCGTGGTGACAGCACTCTGAATTGCAGTCCAGCCAGCCGTGACAATACTTTGAATCGTTGTCATTGCTGTTTGAATGGCAGTCTGGATAGCTGTCCATGCTGTCTGAACAGCAGTCTGGATTGCAGTCATCGCTGTCTGTACGGCAGCCTGAACCTGAGCCCAGCCTGCCGCTACATTGGCGACGATGACTGCAAGTGCCTGCTGAATAAAGCCAGGAATGGTCGCACTCCACGAAACGCTAATGATCGTTTCGATAGCCGTAAGAGCTGCCTGAACGGCGGCTTGTACCGGAGCCCATCCGGCTGTGACGATCCCGGCGAGCGTTGCCAGCGCCGCCATAATAAAGCCGGGAATGGTCATACTCCACGAAACGCTAATGATTGTCTCGATTACCGTCAAGACCGCCTGAACAGCAGCCTGTACCGGAGCCCATCCGGCTGTGACGATCCCGGCGAGCGTTGCCAGCGCCGCCATAATGGAGCCAGGAATGGTCATACTCCACGAGACATTGATGATTGTCTCAATGACTGTAAGAACTGCTTGAACGGTGGCCTGAACTTGCGCCCAGCCCGCTGCCATGCTGGCAACGATGAGAGCAATGCCAGCGGTCACTGAAGCGGCCATCGCAGTCATGCCCACGGTGACGGCCAGTGTCATCGCAGTCATGCCTGTGGTAACTGCCAGCGTCATTGCAGTCATGCCCAAAGTTACAGCAAGACTCATTGCAGTCATTCCCGCCGTAACTGCCGCTACGATTGCCGCCATTCCTACGATTACGGCAGTCTGGATGGCGATCAATGCTGTCTGCACGGTGACTTGAATTAATGCCCATGACGTGAGCATGACTGCCTGAATCAGTGTCATGCCATTCTGGATGGCCGTCTGAATCTGAGTCATGCCAGTCTGGACAATGAGTTGAATAGCCAGCATTGCAGTCTGGATCGCGGTCTGGATGGCCTGCCACTGTGTGGTCATGGCAGCCTGGATGACGAGCATCGCAGCGGTGATGTCATTCTGAATCTGCATCATCGCGGCTTGAATCGTCGTCTGAATGGCCAGCATGGCATTCTGCACGGCGATCTGGATTGCCTGCCACTGCAAAGTCATGACGAGCAGAATCGCAAGCATTGCGCTTGTAATATCAGTCTGGATTGTGGACATTGCTGTCTGAATGCTCGTCTGGATCGCCGTCATCGCAGCGGTCACGGCGTTCTGAATTGACTGCCACTGCGAGGTCATCGCGGCTTGAATGGCTGTCATTGCAGATTCAATAGCGGTTTGGATCGCCGTCATTGCCGCTGTGATAGCAGTTTGAATGCCTGCCATCGCTGCCGCGATAGCCGCCTGAATCTCAGTCCATCCGCTAGTCATGGCTGCCTGAACGGCTGTCATTGCAGCAGTGACAGAAGCTTGAATTGCAAGCATTCCCGCGTCGATTGCGGATCGAATGGCAGACATCGCAGAATCAATGGCCGCCTGAATGGCCAACCATTCAGCGGTTACGCTTTCAAGAATGCCAGTCCATGCAGCAGTGAATGCAACATTGAACGAAGCGCCTGCTTGGCTAAGAATCGCTGCAATAGCATCCATGATCGACTGAACTGCCGATGTTACCAATCCCGACGCTGACGTGATGCCGTCTGCGAAGTCGGTCATCATGTTGACGCCTCGCGTATGCGTCCAGCCACTACCGGAGAGCGGCCCCTTTTCGGCAGGAGAGCCAGGAAGGAATGCCGCGCCACCGGCAATGATGCCCTGGATGATGCCAGCGATGACTGAGCCACCTTGGGCGAGGCCCTTTGCAAAGTCAGCGAAGAATGCCACACCCGACTTGAAAAGCTGTCCCGCGAAGTCAGCAATTGCCTTAAGTGCAGAAAGGGTTACTTCCGCAATTGCGTCAGCAATAATACCGCCGATACCAGAAAGCCCATCGAGAATCGCTTTGATCGCTAAGCCAATCGCCTTTCCAAAGCCTACGACGGCATCGCCCAAACCCTTGAACATTGTTCCGAAATCGCCGGACAGTCCGCCAGCCCAGGCGAGGATAGATCCGCGAAACCCATCCATTGCCGCCTCAAGAATACCTTTAAGTCGCTCCCATCCGGCTTGAACGGCGGCAACTACGCCGTCCCAGGCTTTCCGGAGTGCTGGACCCCACGTCTGACCAACCTTGTCAAAAACATCACCAAACTCGGTAAAGAAATCCTCCCATTTCTTCACTTCTGCTTGGACGAATGTCGTAACGGCACTAACGGCCTGTTGGACCTGCGTGCGGAAAGTTTCGCTCTCGGAGTAGGCAACGACGAATGCTGCGGCGATCGCGGCAATCGCAGCACCAGCAATGAGAACCGGGGCCGGAAGAATTCTCATGAGGCCAAGGACGGCGCTTCCACCAGAGGCCATGTTGAGAAGCGGCCCGCCGACCTTCATTGCCGCGAGTGCAAGAGAACCGAGCGCAACCGCAACTGACGTAAGCATGGGATGCGCATCCTGGAATCTTGAGAAAGCGCTAAGAGCCTTGCTTGCGATGTCAAGCATTGCCGCACCTACGGGCGCGGCGGCTTGCATGAGGTCAACGAACGCCTTACCTAGGTCGATGAGGAATTGCTTAACTCGTGGAAGATTCTCCTTCGCATAGTCAATAAACGCCTGGAATTGATGATTGGATGAAAGCGACTGGCCCCATGCAGCCCAGCCCGCGGTCATCTCCTCAAGTCCTGCGACGAACTCAAGGGTCAATGGAGTGAAGGCTTTCACCATTCCCGCAAATGCGGTGATAATGTTGCCGATGGATCGGCCAAGACCCTCAAGGATCGGCTGGACGCTGCTCCCGACCGTGGAAATGAACGATTGCCAGAATGGACCTTGAAGTGCAGCGATTGCCGATTTCTCAAGGTTTAGGAATGCCTTGCCCGTGTTCTCGACGATGGGAGCAAGGGATGGCAGGATCGACGCGATGCCCTTAAGTCCGACCGTGGCAATCTCGAAAACCTGAGGCTTGAACTGATCTACGAAGTTCTTCCAGACGCCCTGGAATTCCTGGATACTGGCGAACATCTTCCGTTGCTCGGCGTCCAGTTTAGCGTAAGCACCTTTCGTACCCTTTAGCGCTGCGCCGATTCCATCGAATGCGGAAACGGCGACGGCCCCGAAGAGGCCAGCGCCAATCCCCGCCGTCGTGAAGGCTGTCGCGAGCGCTCCGACACCTGCCGCTGCGACGCCGCCAAGGGGGGCCAGGGCGGGGTAGAGCGTGAGCACCGCAGCCACCGTGCCGTCGATGTTCTCAGACATCGTCTGCCACTCATTTGAGAGCTTTCGCAGATTCGCGGCAGCGTTCTTCGTATCAACGTCAACGGTGATGGTTTCACGATTATCTATCGCCGCAAGTGCCCCTTCAAGGCTTGCGATCTTCGCCAGGGCACTGGCAACATCGACATCGACATCAATGTCGATGTCGTCGTTATCCAAGGACTGAAGCATCGACCGGAGTGCAGCAAGGTCTGCTAGCGCGGCAGCGGTGTCTATGTCAACTTTGGGGCCAGCGACTATGCTGCCGATTCGGTCGAGAAGCGCTTCGATTCGCAGAAGTTCTGAAGTTGCCTGCGCAGTGTCGGCGTCTACTTCGATATCGACGTTGCTGCTATCAAGGTCGCTGACCATGCGTTCAAGCGCGGCTAGTTGTGCCATAGCCGCCGCCGTGTCAGCTTCGACGTCGATATCGACGTTCTGGCTGTCGAGCGCTTCAAGTTGGGCTCGGAGGGCTTCGATCTGCGCAAGGGTTGCGGCGGTGTCGATATCCACCTCTGGATCGGCAACCATATCGCCTAAACGCTCAATGGAAGCCGTTAGCGATGCAATTTCCGCCGATGCTGCGGCAGAATCCAGGTCCACCGAGATATTGACGATTTCGCCATCCAGGTCACGGATGGCTGCCTCGACTCGCGTCAGATCGGCGGTAGCGTCGTCAGCGTTGGCCGTGATGTCGAAAGCGACATCATCGCCTTCCATCGACTTGATGAGTGCGTCGATTTTGGCGAGGGTTGCAGTAGCCTTGTCATTGGCGTCGATAAGGACGTCAAGTTCTGCAACCGTTGGCATTGGTTAACCGCCCTTGCTCGCCACCTTGCGCTTGGCCCTGGCCTTATCCGCCGCCGCCTCCGCGCCCTGCGCTGCTAAGGCTATCTCAGTCCAATAGACAGGTCGCTGCGCCAACTCCCACGGCGGCACGCGAAGATAGCGCGCCGCCGTGATGAGCCGATACCAGCGGGGACATGCGCCTGTGACGCCCTCCGTTGCTAGGAAGCGTCGGAGGGCTCTGTTTCCCCCGGCGTCACCTTCTGGTCGGCATTTACGGCTCCGATGATTTCCGTGAAGATCGACATCGGAATGTGCGCCAATGCGTCTTTGTCCTGAGGGCTGATCGGAGTGCCGTCGTCGTGCTCCAAATCCCAAGCGACGATGATGCTAGCGATCGTGTCGGCCACCTTGTGAAGACGCTCGCGCTTCTGTTCGGGTGTTGCTTGTTCATTGAATTCAGCCGATTCGGTGACAAGCTTATCGGCCTCAGCGATCGTGTAGGACGAGGGTCGATATTCGATATTGAGAGTACCCGTGGCGAAGTGGACTTCGAGCGGGCGGGCCGGAGAGACTGCATCAGAGATACGCATGACGGAATGCTAACAGGGATTCGGGCATGCAAAAGGACCAGAGTCCGAGCCCCTCCATTGCCGAACCCTGGTCCCTCTGCGGTCTACTACAGGCTGTCCGTCGTCGTAACGACGGTCGCCCGGAAAGCCTTGCCCCATGTGGGATCGTGGACCGCGCTGAAGGTCCACTCAATGGCATAAACACCGTCCTCGTCGTCAAACGAAGACACGTCGCTGACCTGACCTGCAATGTCCAGCGTCATGCGGTGGCGGATCGGGTCGCCCACCGTGGGAGTGAAAATCACCGGACCAACACCTTCGAGCCGGAGGAAAGAGGTGATCCCACCGCGCATCGCAACAAGGCTCTGCATCGCCTGTGCGTCGGCCATCTGGGTCATCTTGAATTCGACAGTCGGCTCGGACTCGATCGTCGTCACAAACGACGGCTGAGCGGCATCCACGACCCATAGAGGCGCGTAGCGATCCTCGACAGTGAACTCACCCTTCAGCGTGCGGGTCTGCTTCGTCGTACCCAGTGCCGCCGACGTGGTGTCCAGATAGACCGACAGGTCGGCGGGCTTGACCGGAATCTGCGGAAGTGCCTGCGGACTCGCCGTCAGCGAGACGCCATCCTCGATAGCGCGAGCAAGCCACGTGCCGGAGAGTTCGATCTCCTCGCGGCCCCACTCCATCGAATACTCAGTGAGGATGCAGTTCGAAACGCGATGCGCGCGAAAACCTGATCCCTGCTCAACAGTAAATGTCTTGGGAGTGTCATCGCCATACGTGTTGGACTGGAAGGTCCAGAGGTAAGCGCCAGTCGGTGTTGCGCCATCCATAATCTGACTGACAGTCGGAGAATTGATGAGGCTGGCGAACGCATAGGGAAGCTCGGTGTAAACCGGCGACCCTTCAAGATCAGCCTCGGCCCATTCCTTGCCGAGAATCTGAAGGCTCGGATACTTCTGCCCAATAGGCCGAAGCGGCTTGAACTCAGTCTGCGGGCCGATGGCGAATCCCATCGAGCCAAGTCGCTGATTAGCCGCGACTGCGACACCGGGCGTCGACTCGACGCCAATCTGAACACTTTGTGTGATCGTACTGCGTTCCGCGATGACGTCCACCCTCTTTGAGTGAGAATGCAAATCCTTCCGGACGCATTCAGGCGTTTCGTTCTGTCGTCGCCACGATACTGCCGCGCGGCCCTATCGCGCTTAATCGCACATCGGTTTACCTGAAAACGACACCGCCCGCGCCCAAGGGGGGGTTGGGCGCGAGCGGCGGATTGTGGAGCTTACGAGTTTGCGGCCTCGGTAAGCTTCGCCTTGTAGGCTGCGGCAGCCTTCGGGTTAGTCGTCGTCGGAACGAGGTTGGACTTGATGTAACTCCCATCCTCATTAAACCACGAATCGAACGCCACGTGTGCCTTGTTCTGGATCAGGAATCCCAGAGTGTTATTCACGTAGCGAGGATTGTCGCCGCCTGCGTGACCCTGCCACTGGCAGCCGGACCCGTTGCAGGCTACGCCCCATTCGGGCAATGCGAACTTCTTGCCGTTGGCCTTCGCATAGTTCAGGGAGTCCTGAAGACCACCAGCGCCATTGAGTCGCTGCTGCCATGCGCTATCGGAAGTATCCGGAGGCCACTCATCGTACATGTCGATACCGTAGTAATCGACATTGTGCTTGACCTTCTGGAATACCTGGCGACTGTCACCACTGGTCTGATCCGGACCCCAGTTCGGATTGTAGGCAATCCGGAGATTCGGGGCTACCGAATGCATGGCCTCAACGGACTTGTTGAACTTCGCGGCCCACTGATCCTGATTTGACTTCGTAATGTGGAAATACCATCCGGGCAAATTCATCTCCCAGCCGAGACGAACGATCGCGTCGGAATCCTTGGCGGCGACAGTCTGAGCGAACTTCTTCCACTGGGCATCGTCATTCGATCCGAGGCTGCCATTCTCGGGCCACAGCGGCACGCCAACAACAATGTCACCCTGGAAATCGTTCGGGATTCGCTTGGAATCGAGAAACCAGGAGTTCTGCATCTCGGACCAAGACTCACGCGACGGAAACACCGAAATGTTGTCCAGCGCGCGGCCACGCATCGCGGCGAAGTCATTCGCGACGGACGCCTTGTGATCGGTGAATGCGCCACTCGACCACGGCAAACCGGAAGCGTACGGCTTCGCAGGGACTGTCGTGCTCGTTGGCGCGGGGGTCGTCGGCGTCGGCGAGGATGTCATGGGGGCCGAAGTCGTCGGCGTCGGCGAGGATGTCGTGGGGGCCGAAGTCGTCGGCGCTGGCGAGGATGTCGTGGGGGCCGAAGTCGTCGGCGCTGGCGAGGATGTCGTGGGGGCTGGGGCTGTCGGCGTCGGCGTCGGCAGCGGCGCATCAGGGTGCGCCAGGACGTACTCTCGCAGGCTGTCGAGACATGCGAGGGCTTCGGCCTGCGTACGGCACTGACCTCCGCCCTGGCCCTCACTGGAGGCCAGGGCGGGTGCTGCGACGAGCGCGGCGGCAGTAAGGCTCGCCGCCGTCGTGATCGCCACGGCCTTCGGATTCCACTTCATGGTGCTCCTAGATGTCGCGCGACGCACGGATGCGCCACGTGGCTCCGAGGTGCCGATATTGGACACCTTCGATTGTTTCAGTTTGCTGGTGAATCCTCTCACGAACACACGAGAGACTGCCGTTCGATGTGGTCACCGTCATGTTTTCGTGGTGCAACAGGACATGCAGCCGTGCTTCGATAGATATGAGGTCATCCCACGATGCCGTAGCATCTGTGGCCTTCACAAGATAGATGCAGTCCACTGCGATGATTCGTCCAGCATTGCCCTGTATGTCTCGCGACGACATGAGCGCGAACGAGACGTAGGGCAAGGGCATCTCTTCGAGACTCTGGGCGTCTGAGATATGATCTAGGCCATTGACCAGGCTCAGCAAGTCTGAGTCAGTGGAGATTTGGCCGTAAAGCCACGGTTCGATGATATCTACAGTCTCGGCGGTCACGCCTACACCTTACAGGCATTCTTGACAGCTTTGGTCATATTCGCCGCATAGACAGGCTCAAACTCATGGGCAGTCGGGGTGACGATCGGGCGCGGCGCTTGCTTTACCGTACCGAACTCCTGGAAACCTGAATAGAAACCGTGACCCAAGTAGTAGCCGACGTGAACTTCTGCGTGATTCCGACCGGGAGGGTGGTCCGTCGTCACCCGGCGAAGCTTTCCTGTATTGACCCAGAGGATTGACTTCAGGACCGATGCAAGGTCCGCTGCCGCCTCATCGACCTCATCATCAATGGCATCGGGGAGCGCAGCGATGATCTTCGGAAACAGATTTTTCTTGATCCTGACGCCAGCCATTATGAGACTTCACCCTTCCCGGCTTCCCTGATTCCGCATCGCGTCGAGACGGAGACATTCGAGCGTGGCGTAAGGATGCTCGTGACGATCCACAGGGAACCGTCGATGAGATTCATGATCCTGTCGCCTTCCGCAATGTCCACACCGAGCGGCGCAAGCCACACGGCAGTTGGCACGCCGAACGTCTGATTGGCCTCGACGGTCGGCGTCTCATCGGTCAGTGAAGCAAACCAGCATTCCTGAGTTTCGGTGAATGCTTCCTGGCTCGGATACTCAGTTCCATTGACTTCCCACGTCACACCAGGGACGTTGGGCAGAATGACATCCTGGCTAATCGCCGTCGGTCTGTCGCTCGGGTCGATGATCGTCGCCATTACAACTCCCAGAGCTTGAAATTATCGACGTCAAGCGAGCGAGAATCCGGGGAGTTGAGGGCATTCACAGAAGACTCTTGAATGAAGGCGAATGCAGCAGTGGCGTAGGCGATATTTGCATCAGTAATATCTAGGCTCCATGAGCCTGGCTCAGCGGAGCCAGTCGCCCAGCGCTTCAACCGCAAGCGACCGACTTCGAGTCGAATCCGAAAAGTAAACCACGCCCCCGTGCCACTCGCTCCTGCCGTAGAATATGAAGGTCCGGACCAATTTGAAAGAACTTTGAACCACGTATTGCTTACGGAGTCGGAATAAGGGGAGGGGATGACGTCAACAACGTTCCCAGTATCCCAACTTCCCACCATCAAGAAGTGTGTTCGCGAATTAGTGTTCGGGCGAATGTCGAACATCACTTCAACGGGGCCAGGAACACCGTCAATCAACACCTGGCCCGTCCATTCATAGTTGCCCACGGTAGAGTCAGCAGAAAGATGACCGAGACCACCGCGCACCTCCGCGATCGAGTCACCTCTCGGGACTTGAGACCACGGAGCAGGCCAGGGCGCGCCGCCCACCGCGCTATTGAAGTCTGTGAAGACATCAGGCGCACGCTCTGCAAACAGGGCACCACTGGGCGTAACGCTTCCGGCGAATCGCTTCGCGGGTCCTCGCTTCACCACTCCGACAGGCTTGGATGATCCAGACAGTCGCTTACGCGGAGACTTCGCGACAGTCCCGGAAGATGTTGCAGTTCCAGCGAGAAGCTTGCGAGGAGCTTTGTTTACGACGCCAGCCGAAGTGACGCCACCGGTCAGGCGTTTCGTCGCAAACTTGGTAAACCCTCCCGCAATGGTCATATCGCCGCCCAGAACGATGTCCGTAGTCTGCTTGACGGGAAGCGCGTCACCACCTACCGCAATCTCGCCCGCCCGGATGATCCGAGCAGCCTTGCGGGTTTCGCCGCTTATTCCGATCGCGCCGTGCAGGTGAATCGAGACGACCTTACGAAGTCCTCCAGCCGGAGCGACGCCACCAGTCAGGCGCTTCGTCGCAAACTTGGTGAACTCTCCTGTAATGGTGATATTGCCGCTCAGGCTCTTCATCGGAAGCACTGAAACCACGCCCTGGCCAACGAGGCTTGCTGTGAATTCCTTCGCAGCCTGCTTCGTAAGTTCGCCCAGTGGAGCGACACTTCCCGTGTCTTCGATAGTCTCCAGTGTCGAAAGTGGCAAAACCCACGTGCCGAGAATCTTGCCGGAGTCGTCTCTGGCAACAACGGTCGCCGTTGAGCCGTTGCCGCCGGAGACAACCTGCGGTGGCGTCTTGTGCCTGTTGACCCATGTTGCCCTGGTGCCGCCGCGCGAATCGCGGACTTCGACCCTGTCCGCGATTGCGCATGAGTCAAGGAAGGCTGTCGCGATAAGGCGACGCCCTGCATTGACAACGGCGGCGATACTCATGGCCTACTCGGGTGCCTGTCCGGCTTCGCGGAGAACTTCGAGATGCTCAGGAGTAACGGCCTTTTCATAGGGCCTCTCAGCGTATTCGCGAACCGGAGCAGGCTGCGGCTCTTCCGGCTGCGGCTTAGTCCGCGGTTGCTTCGTTCGTGCCATTCCCTTTTCTCCTCTCATACGCCAGTCGGTAGAACCTCTAGCGCAACTTCGGTAACTGCATCTACAACACCCGCACCTTCTGCGCGGAAGTGCCATTGTCCCGGATCGTCCACAATGATGGCCGCTTCGTAGAGTCCGGTGTCCACTCGCGTCAGATTCTCGTCAGGATAGACAAGCGTGGCTTGGCTATGGGTAACTGGACTTTTCGATACCACCTGGACGATCGTTGGATCGGTCGGGACGCCGAGGAGGCGAAACTCCACTTCAACGAGGATTCGCTGCCCAACGAAGAACGGCACATGATCCGGAATGGATATAGACACCCCTACCCCTTCCTGACCCGTGCGCGAGATTCGCCCGCCTTGTTGATCCACATGATGACGATTCCCGGCTTTCCGGAGACTCGACCTTTGTTCTCTAGTTTTCGGTGAGTTGTTGTGGCGACCTGTCCAAAGAGTCGCTTCCACAGCCTGCGGTCAATCGTAGCCGAGATGCCGATACTTCCGCCGACGCGCTTCCTCGCGACCTTGCGAAGTGTGCCCACGGGGGCGACCGAACCGCCCATGTTCTTCTGACCGGACTTGCCATTCAGCGCGCCGCCAACACTGACGCTTCCGCTGAATGTTCGTAGCACGACGCGGCGAATCGAGAGAACACCAGAAGACGTCAGTGAGCCACCGGGACGCTTTGGAACTGTCTTGATGAGGATTCCGGATGGAGTATTCGAGCCAGACTGCGTTGTCGTCTTCTGGCTCGGGGTCTCCGAGTCGAACGCGTTGAAATTGTCGATGCTGAAGTACTTCGTACCCGACGTACTGCCAGCCATCGTGATACCGAAGTATCCCGCTGCCGAAACAGTGGAATCGGTGATGTCGATATCCCATGTCGAGACATCTTCGGTATTTGAGGAAGGCCATGATCGCGCCTTGATCTTATTACCGAAGATCGCAATACGCGTCCGAACGATGTCACCAGCGTTTCGACCGGAGTAAGATTTGGTCGTGATCGTCGTTCCGGAGTACGACGCGTTATAACGACCAACTTCCATCTGAGTACGCTCAAGCGTCAGGAAGTACGACGTATTTGTGTCGAGTTCACTACCGCCACGCAAGAGGACGCGAGGATACCCGCTCGCTTCGCCACCTGATGGGATAACCCAGTCAAAAAGGAGTTCGATATCCGCGCGCGCTGCGATATCCAATCGCGCACTGAACCGATAGCCAGCGGTCGTGCCGGATTGCATCCGGCCCTGATTGTTGTTGTAGTATCCCCAGCCGACACCCTGGTCAATACCATCTACGAAATCAACGGTTCCAGGCTTGATCCACTGCGTTCCATTGGTTCCGGTGAAGGTCTGGACTCCACCAGACGGCATGAGCGAATTCTGTGCCACCGGAGGACTCCCACCTAATCCGTTTGCATCCATCCATCCGGCGAGATATGTTCCGAACTCGCCAGGCAGATCATGATATTTCCCAGGAAGTACATTGATCGACGTCGTAAAGCCTTTGCCGCGAAACCACGCCTCACCAAATTCCGCCGCCCCGCGTCCGTCGAATCCATCTTCAGCATTCGCGGCAGTGTCGAGGGCTCCGACGATCCATCCCATTTTCCAGGAATTCTTAAGTCCTGTCGAATAGGTGCGATCATTGTCGGGAGCCTCGCCACCGCCGAAAACACATGTACCGGCACCTTGCGCATTATCACGCTGATAGTCCATGTAGAACTGCGTGATCTGCTGCGCGCCACCGGAGAATCCAGCAAGGACGGTCTTCGCCGGATCGGACTCATACCCACTGACAAGTGACGTAATCAGCGCTTGGAGGTAGTTCGAGCGCGTCTGTCCCGATTCCCACCACGTGATATCGCCCGTGTTGTCCGGCGTGCGCGCAGAGATGACGATGTATCCCCTGGCCTTCGCGAGCGCGACAACACCGTTCGATCCGCCGAAACAGTAGGTGTTTGTCGGATTGCTGTGCTCGTATGCGCCGTCGCCGTGCAACCAGATCAGTAATCCGGCACCTGGCCCCATGCCGCTAGCCCATGCATGGTAATTCGACGTCTGCGATGCGCCAGTAAAACTGACAGACGTTCTGTCAGTGAAGGGAAGTGTCGCCACCAATACCCCTTTCCCTCACGGGATCGGAGGATTAGCCGCCACTCGGGAACGTCAGAGAATACGTCGCCTGAAGCGACTCACCGGATGCGAGGTTGACTGCCGCGAATACGGAACGGTCGAGAAGCACGCCGCCACCCGTGGCTGCGCGCGAGAAAATGCCGTGCTCAGTCGCGGCGACGCTCGCAGAAACGGTGATCGTCGCCGTCGTCTCATAAACGTTGGCATTTCCAGACTGTTCGCCAGTGGAGCCAGCGGGGCGCGTGTTGCTGGTCGAGTACTGCGTAGAGAGCTCTGTGATGAGAGCCGTCTGGCCGACCGCCTCAGCCGTAGTGCCGGTGCCGATCCCGTGATACTTCATATCTTCGAGTTCCACGAGGTTCTGGAATGCATCAACGATGAAATTCACGCCAGCAGTAGTCACGACGCGACAGGACGCGAGGCCCAGGTCCGCAACCCCCCCGCCCTGGCCCACCTTCGCCAACCAGAGATGGCCGATGACTCCGAGACGATTTCCGAGACTTGCGCGATCGCCACTCTCGAATGCTCGCTGGTCATGCAAGGATCGCTCAAAGTTCTTGCGATTTGCGCGCTGCCAGTCACGGCGAGCGATATTGGCATCGCTAACCTGCGGAGAGCCGTATCGAATAGCATCGGCCAGCGTGCGAATCGCCGGACGCTTGAGAAGTGGAATCCTGGAAACGCCGATGTTTCCCTCAGACTTAACGCTGTTCATTCCGGTTTACTCCTATGGTGTGGGAAGTATCGACATATCCGGGGGTGCATATCGCTCAGGGTATGCCTGCATCTTGATGCTACTCGTTCGCGATGCCAGATCGTCACCAACGGCCCCGGCTGCCGCGTCGATGTCCGCGAATTCGTCACGAGTCAATTCGACGCCCTGCAAAGCTTCTAGATCATTGTCATATCCGATGCCAATTGAACCGTCGGCACCAATATTCATGTTTCGCATCGCTTCGGGATTCCGAAGAATGCGCTTCACTGCATATGCGAGAACCTTGGTAATGACGCGCTTCAGTGCTTCCGCCTGCGCATGGTCCTCTGGATTGATCGACGCTTCCAGTCCGTTGACCAAGATGGCCAGGGCCGGGCGATGCAGCGCCAGGTCGTTGAGTAGGTCGCCAATAATATACGAAGCGACGGATGCCTCTGCGGGCTGTAGTGGTCGCCACCGATTCTCGACATCGGCAACAGTGACGCCATAAGGCATGATTTTCTCCCCTCGTGCCAATCAGGGGCAATAGGCCTGGTGTAGACCTATCGCCCCTGATTATTCACGCAAGACTAGGCCTTGACGCCATCCGGAACATCCGGAAAGACGATTTCACCGGTCTTCTGCTTGAACTCTTCCGGCACGTGCGTGTTCGGATCGGTAACGCCCGCGAGGGTGTAGTTTCGATTCGGAGTCGGATCAGCAACCTCACCGTAGAAACCGCGCTCGGTTGCATCCTGAATCGAGATGCGAGGATCGCCAAGGCGCTCTTCGCTCTTCGTCTTGACCTTCGGCTTGGGCTCAGCCATCTTCGCTCTCCTTACGCGCCAACGACCTTGAGATACCCAGCCGGGTATCGCGTGGCCGCGTTGGGGTTCTCGTTGTTGATCGTGTTAGCGACCTGCCATCCGGCGCGGAACGTCAAACGCACAGCAGTCATGTCCTGCTGAGCCAGGTTGAAGACAATCGCACCAGTGTTGTCCTGGATGACAGCCTCGGTGAGGATCTTCATCTGGATGTCCTGACGGACACCGACGACGAACTGCGACCAGTCGCCAGCGATCGCACGCACGCCGTTGACACCGACGCCGCCCGCCTGGGGCCACATGCCCTTCATCACGTAATGGACGGGGAATCCATCCAGTGTCGAAAGATCGCCGCTCGTGCGGCCCTCATCGAGCTTCCGGCCATCAGTACCGCGCACCTTGCGAAGCTTGGCCTTCATGCTCGTGGGGGCAACGAAACCGTTGACCTCGAAGCCATCCTGCTCGACCTTGCCGTACAGGTCATCAAGGTCACCGAAGAATCCGCCGTTCGCGACAGCGTTGACTCCCTCGTTAACCGAGTTGCCCGCTGCGTCGATCGCCGCAATGACATTCGTCGGGAACGACGCGGGGGCGTTCGTGCCGAAGAACACAGCGGAGTCGAGAGTCCGACCAAAGGCCTCTGCGAGAAGCGGCTGAGCCTCATCCCAGATATTCGCCTCGACATCGGCAAGTACGTTGTCGGGAACGGGCATGATGACCGCGATTTCCTCGACATTCAGGTACTTGTTGGCCCATGCGATTTCGGTCGTCTGCTTCAGGCCCGTGTCACCAGCGACCCAGTATGCGACAGGCAGCGCAGAGAGGATCGGGAATCGCAACTGAGTGCGCCCCACGGTGACGCGGCCAAACAGCGCCAGTGTCGCAGAGGTTTCGGTCGACTTGCCGAGCATCGCATTGCTGACCTCTTCAGGGATCAGAGCGGCGACATCGGTACGCGACGTAACATTGTCGTACGCGCCACCAGAGTAGGCGTAGATCGGCGCACCAGAGTGCTGATAGCCGATGATGCCCTGGTAATTCAAGGGATTTCTCCTTTTCGGGAAGTTTAGCGTCTATTCCTGCCGTACCCGGCTGCATTGCGGATAAGATCGCTCATGGAGACAGTGCCGGTGGCTCCGCTCCTCGCACCACCGTCGAAATCAGGATTTCCGCCACCCGATCCGTCACCCTTGCGAGCAACGCCGAGATAAGGCTTATCCCGGATCAGGCTTCGGATATCCTTGCGAATTTCGTCGGAATCGACGTTTCCGTTCTCATCCACGTGGTAGTCGGTAAGATCAAGATAACGAGCCGCATCGCTCGGGTCACGGAGAAGACTTGCCGCTTCGGCAGTGACGGCTGCGCCAATCAGTCGCTGATTGGCCTTTTCCATCACTTCACGAGTGACCTGCCGCCGAATCTCTTCAGCATCGGCCTGGCCCTCGCCTTCACCCTTCCCGCTTGCCTTGCCTGCGATTGCTTCACGAATCTGATCGGGCGTCATTCCGAGTTCGCGGCTTAGCGCGCCCCACGGCCTGTACCGATCGCGAGCACGCTTAGCCGAGTTCCGCTCGGACTCGATAGCCTTGCGGCCCCGCGAGTTCAGCCCGTTCTCGTCTAGCGAATCGTTATCCTCATCTTCGTCTTCCGAGCCATCCTCATCATTTTCGCCACCATCGCCAGGATTATCCCCGCCACCATCGTCCTCGCCCTCTGCGCCAAAGTAGGCCCAAAAGGGTGCTCCGTCAGCCAGGAAGCCTAGGGGTTGAATCGTCTTGCGAAGCGTCATTGACTTGTCCCTCTCGGATTGGACGACCTCACGCCGACCCTTGCTCGTTGCCAGAATCACTCTGGTCTGTCGCTACAGAATGTAGCCGAAATTCCGGAGCGCGCGCACTGCCGCATCCCGGTTTCCGCGCGCGTCCTTGTATATCTGCCAGACGGTCGGGCGCACCACCATTGGCTCAAGTCCCTTATCACGCCTCGACCACTGCGCAAGGCTGCGCTTCGTCAGACCCTCGCGGGTGTAACGCCGCCCATCATCCGCGACATGAAGCGCGCCCTTTCGATGAGCGTTGACAATCTGGCCAATGTCCGCACCCTCGCGGATTGCTTGCGAATTTGCCTTGCCGAAGGTCTGATTCTGCTCTTCCTCGGTCAATGAATCGAAATACGCCTGCGGATCGATCGTCATGTCGCCCTCAAGTGCCTCGATCGCCGGAATGTGCCGACAGTCACACAGTGGATGACGAAGAAAGCCAGCATTCCAGCGATACCAACGACCAGCCAAGGGAACGCACTTATCACAGGATGGCGGGTTGAGCATCCGAACGTAGCCAACCGAGACGCCTAACGCTCTTCCCTTGCGAGGAACAATAATCTCATCGTCCAATGCCGGATCAGTAGCCCTAGCGTTTCTCTCGGCTAAGCGGCGCGCAATATCCGCCTCGCGCTCGGGTGAGAGCATTGTCGTGTTCAATGCAGCACGAATCCGCGCAAACTGCGCATTCCGCGCCGCTGCGATGCTTACGGAGTCTGCGGCCCGCCCAGCGTCGATGATCGCCGTTTCTGCCACCATCGTCAGCCACTTCTCACCGGACATGAGCGCCGCGCCCGCGCCCTGGCCCGCCCTGTGCCGCTGTGCGACGCGCAGGGGCGCTCCGACTAGCAGAGTGTCCAGGGGGCGGTTGTCGCCCGCCAGGCCAGCGAACGTGCGCGCATTGATGAGCGGCAGGTCCGCGACGACGCCTTGGGAGGCCAGGGCGCGGGCTGCGTACCGCTGCGACTCGGCTGCGGATGACTCCTGAGCCATGCTGATGAGCAAGAAAATCTTGCTACCAATGCCGCTCATCCATGACGGAATAGGAGCTTTGGGATTGAGCGTGCGAAACGTTTCGATAATCGCCGCAATGGTCGCCAGGCGCATCGCGCGTTGATGCGCCTGGTGTTCTGCTGCTACGGCGATCGCTGCGTCAGGGCTTGGGCGGACGCCGCTTTGGCGTGCTTCGCTGATCGTCATCCTTGGCTCCTACGCCATCGAGTGGCCCCAGGGACGTGCGACCCGTAAGGCGTCCGCCATCGCCTCGCGTTGGCGTGGATTTCATGTCGATAGGTGCATCCTGGACCGAGTTACCGCCACCCGTGCTTTGACGATACGCGTTGCCGAGAAGCATCATCGCATCGTTCTGCATGGCCTGCTCTGCGCGAAGTCGCTGCATTTCGAGCCAGCGGGCAATCTCGGGAGGGCTTGCGCCCCATCGCTCCCAAAGCGCCTGTTCAGGAACACCCAGAGTGCTCATCTTCTGAAGTGCATCAACCTGCTCGCCCTCAGTCTTGAATTCTGGATTTCGCCAGACAACCTCAACCGTGACGTTCTCCTTGGCCTCACTCAGGCCCGCCAACTCGCGAAGCTTGATAATGACGACCTCGACAATATCGTCCACTCCGCGCATCCGTTGACGGCATTTTGCAACAAGGCCAGATTCGCTCGCCTTCAGCGTCTCCCCGTTGACGTTGCTGAACTCTCCCAAGAGGTACTGCGCTGGCGTGCGTGTGCGGGCTGCCATGTCATGTACGTCTTCTTTCTTGCCCAGCATGTACCCCTTCAGGTCGGCAGCGTCGAACTGACCAAACCCCGCCTCGGCTACGTCGGTCGTAATCATGCGATCGCGACCCACGTCGATTTTCGGCGTCGGGCGTCCCTTGTCATCGCGCTCTGGCCAACCCTTCGCCCAGCGCTGCGGGAACGCACCATAGTCCTGCGTAATGAGCCGATCTGCGATCGTCTTAACGATGCGATCCTGCGTATCGAGCACGTCGATAAGTTCGCTCCGGCCACCCGTGAGAAGTCGCGGATTGTTGCCAATCTCCCAGATCGGCACGTAGTCAAGGCCGGTCTTCGCTGGCCATGCTTCGTCATCCTTGAGTCGCGGACGCCAATTCGGCCTGTCGGCCATCGGTAGACCATTCTTCGGCTTATCGACCTCGAACTTGTGAATGACGCCAGGAAGGTACAGGGTCGCGCAGATCGTGCGACGAATGTCATCCGACCAGACCTTCAAACCCGCCGCGACCTTCTGCCGCTGGCTTCCCGGTTCAAACTCGACAATGCATTGAGTGGGATGTTCGATCCACATCTTGGGCGTCTTTGGATCGTCGTCATTTGGGGCGATCATTATGTACGCCATGCCGTTAATGGCAGCTTCAAGAAGGCACATGTCAAAGTACATGTCCATCTTGTTTGCTTGCCAAATGCGCCACGTCTCGCGGTCGGCCTTGCCGATCGACGTTCCAACGAACTGCTGAGACTTCGTTACCCCAGCGATCATGTTCGGATCATAGAATGCCGCACCGGGCGGCGTCTTGGGTGGCTTGGATGCGGCCTCTTCGCGATCCCGCTGCTCCTTCGCGGTCTCGATCCGAAACCCCTCAATGGCCATCCGCTCTACCATCGAGTCAACGATGAGTCCGCAATAGTTCGCACGGCTCATCTGCATGATGCGACGGAACTCTTCTGCGGCCTGTGGGGCGAGCCAAGGAAGCGGAAAATCGCCGTTGTAGTAGTCGTCAAACACCTTGAGCGCTTCATTGCGCTCGTTGAGTTGCTTGTAAAGCCTGGCGACCCACCACAGGGGGGATTCGCTCGGGTAGCGACGATCCTGTGTATCGAGAAGGTCTTCTGTAAGATTTGTGCGAGTCCGACCGCGCATTGTCGCAGTTGTCGTCATTTGCTACCCTTTCGTCAGTAACTGCGAGCGCTACCTACGACTCTGCTCAATTTGCCCGGTGGGGGATTCCATGCTTCCGGGCCAATCGCATGCAGGTCCGCTGCGGCCTCGTGGCACAGTGTATCCGCAATCCCGATGTCAATCTTTCGATGCATGTCAGGCTTGCCGAGAATGTACTTCTGACCTGGCTTGGCAACCATTCGAGCGTTGAGAAGATGCTGTTTCGCGACAGGATCGCCATCCAGGGTGTTTCGTCCGCGTGCCAGGTCGTTCTTGTATCGCTTCAATGCGAGATACATTGCATCAATCCGATACGTAGACCACTCCATGCAGACCTCTTCGCCAAGAATCAACGCCCATTCGGCAATTTCAGTGCGCCAGTCGCGAGGGTCGCAGTACATGCGTCGAATCCGGTACTTCTGCCGAATTTCATCAACTGCCGCCGTAACCTCGCCGCGCGGAACCATCCCACCCCATTCGGCAGGATTCCAGTATGCGGGGCGATTGTTTGGCCCATATGTTGGCGTGAAGCGATGGCCATATGACGTCTCACAGCGAAGCGCCGTCCAGTCGTCAGTATCGGAACCATCGAAACCCACGGAGATAGATGTGCCAAGCGGCACAATCGCGGCAGCGTCGATGTACTTGTCAAGCAAATCCTCTTTGAGCCATGCGCCAAGACCGGCGACAATCCGGTTCCCGTAGAACCGTTCCGCCTGCCCGGGGTCGAGGATCATAATCTCTTCGGCCTCGGAGTTGACCGTCGGCAAATCGACCCACGCGCAACCCTCGTAGACGTAGCGAAGGATGCGCATGCGTTCTTGCTTATTTCCGAATGACAGATTAGCCGGAGCCATTGGGTGCAAGCGGAAGATGTCGTCTCGCACAAGCGATGCTGCGTGCGTGCGTTGCGCTACAGAATCCTCGGATGGGTCCCATGCGTTCGTGGTTTCCGAAACGCGCCCCTGCATTCCCGCCGCGCCGCGCCGCTGCGTGTCCGCAACTTTCACCATCTTGTTAGTCGGCAACCACAAGCCAACCTCATCTTGCGGAACAAACGTGACTCGCTGGCCAAGACGAGACATGTTGCTGCTCGTGACCGTGTCAATGCGTCCGCCACCCGGAAGGCGTGCAAATTCTTCGCCAACACTCGGAATCACACTGTCCAGCGGTCCGGATTCAATCATCGGCTTAAGTGCAGAGTAGACGTTATCCGTCTGCTCTTTGCTGTAGGCCGTCAACTGGATCAATGGCGTCGGCCACGGGATCGCCATCGCCTCGCCTGGCATATAGGTGTACGTCCAGCCACACGGGCAATCGTAATCCGAGCATTTGTACTGTTCGCCACCTTTTGCCCAACCGGAGAACAGGGCGGGACCAGCGGCTTCGAGGCAGCACTGAGAGGCCGTCAGCGGCCCCTTGCCCGCCTTCTGGGGCATGACGACCTGCGAACGCCGGTTATGGAAGGCAGGCGCCCCCACCGCCCTGGCCCCTGCTGGCACCTTTGCATTGGCGCGCACGCGATAGTGATTCGCGTAATACCAGAGTTGCCAAGATGAGAGGGTGTATGGGCTGCCTTTGCTAAACCCGTCAGGAATGACGCAATGAGACTCCACCCAGTCAATGGAAACCCAGAGTGTCGGGAAGTTGACAATATAGTCGTCAGAAGGGACGCGTCGCGCGGTCTTCTCCACGATCGCTCACTATCGGTCCATTTCGATAACTGCGCTGTCCGGCACTTCCACGGGCCATCGACTGGCCAAAATAAAGATGTCGCCAAAAAGGGGATGAATCCCTTCCTTCACAACGAGTTCCGGCTGAGCCGTTGGCACGACGTGACCACCCTGCGATTCTGCGCGACTCATCGCCGCACCTCGCATAGCGCGCAGATACTCAGCCATGTTTGCCTGAAATCCACCATCCGCGATAACGTCAGCGCGGAGAAGTATGATTTCCGCGTCAATATGCTCAATCTTCATCGCGACCCTTGAACTCCACAACGTTCATACGATCGCGCGCAGAGGAGCGCTGGGGGCCAGGGCGGGGGTCGTCGGTGCCGGTGCTCGCGGCGAGCGCCTGATCCTGCTCCACCTTCTTCAGGATTTCATCCTCGGCAGAGTCCACGATGACGTACCGCGCTGCCATAAGACTCCCTGGGCTCAGCAGGAGCTCCCCTGCCGCCTGACGCACATTGATACGGAGTTGGGCGCTCGCGCGCGGCTGGGCCGCTTCGATGAACTGTCGGACATAGAGCGCGATGACCGAGCCGTCCTTCAGGTCCTCATGCCAGACGTGCGCCTGCGGGAGGTGCCAGAGCGTATTCCAGTATTCGAGTTCGGCCACGCTCGGCTTGGGCACACTCAGTGGCCACTCGGGTACCGGGCGCGAGCACCTGCGTGGAAGCTTGGTGAAGACCTTCGGGTCGCGCACCCGGTGAAGGGTCTCTGAAGTGTGCTGGGTCTGGCCGAACCGTCGATTCCCGCCGCTTGGCATGATGTCCTCCCTGTGTCGTAGGGGCCATCGTATCCGGATAACAGAAAGGCCGCTGCGCTATCGGGGGTCGCAACGGCCTTTCTGTGTCGCGCGGGAACTACGCGACACCAGGTGATCCTCAGTAGGGAGGAGGCGCGGGCAACGACGAGAAACCAACGACTTAGACCTGCGACCTACCGGGAGCCTGGGGCGAGCGATAAAGCCCGTCGGAAGGCAAGGCCGGG